ACTAGATTTGGTAGAAGAGAATTCTTTTTGAATGAAGCAGAAAAACCAACGATCTGGACTCACTTAAAGCCGGGACGCGGTCAACGAGGAGAGTCACAGAACTAGTTTAGGCGGAAAACATAAAGTAATTCCCCTACCGTAGTACCTTAAAGCTTGAAAGGAACAAGATGGCGGCCTCCTACCCAACCTCTGTTGCGGTCTTTACTACTAAGCAGAACATCATTGACATCATTGATGCCTCTCACCCAAATAGCCTTCAAGAAGAAGTAGTAGCCATTGAGTCTATCCTTGGCGTAAACCCTAATCTTTCAACAGCCCCTTCCGCCTCTGGCACATTTGCTAGCACCGCTACATCCTTTGCTTCCGTCTCAGCTCGATTAGCTAACATTGAGATCGGTGTTGTTTCTGATGCTCACAGTCAATATATTAGAAAAGCTGGAGATTCTGGAAACATTATTGTTGCCGGATCCGCAGCAACAAAGGGTCTTGTTGTCCGTGGCGCAGCAAGCCAAAGCGCTACATTGCAGGAATGGCAGACTTCTGCGGGAACAGCTGTTACTACAGTAAATGCTGATGGAACTATGACTACTGTAGCTCCCGCATCATCTGGCTATGTAAGAACAATTCATGTCTCCACCTCCACTCCTACTGGTGGAAATGATGGGGATGTCTGGTTAAAGTATACGTAAACCATGGCCGAGTACATAAAGGTTGGTGGGACTTGGCGCACTGTATCGGCAGATCAAGCTGCTGAGTGCGGTAATGTAAAAGTAAGTAATACCTGGCGTACCGTAACTAACTCTTATGTAAAAGTAGCAGGAACTTGGCGATCAGTTTGTGAACCTGCACCAACTCCAACACCTGTAGCACCAACCCCAGTCGCACCAACACCAGTTGCTCCAACTCCAGTAGCACCGACCCCTGTAGCTCCTACACCAGTTGCCCCTACTCCTGTCGCACCTACTCCTGTAGCTCCTACACCAGTTGCACCAACGCCTGTAGCTCCTACACCAGTGGCACCTACTCCAGTAGCGCCTACTCCAGTAGCACTAACTACTTATTACTGGTGTTGCAGTGGCCCAGATTGCGATGTAAAAGTTGGAAGTTTCCCAAGTCAAGCTGCTGCAAATGCTTTTGCGGTAGATGTTTGCTCCCCATACTCAGTAAGTTCTGGACCAACTACAAGCGTGATCAATACATGCTGCGCTCCAACACCAGTAGCTCCAACGCCAGTAGCCCCTACTCCAGTAGCCCCTACACCAGTCGCTGGCTCATGGTTCTGTACTACAAGCTCTCAATGCGCCGGTGCAGGAAACTGTTCTTACTCACAAGAGATAACTAATATTTCTCAAACAGGTACTGGTTACAACATCACATGTTCACAGTCCTCATATCCAAACTGTCAGTCAACTACTTGCGGACCTACACCTGTTGCTCCGACCCCAGTAGCGCCAACTCCTGTTGCCCCAACTCCAGTCGCTCCAACACCTGTAGCGCCTACTCCAGTAGCTCCAACACCAGTGGCACCTACTCCAGTAGCGCCTACTCCAGTGGCACCAACACCTGTAGCGCCTACACCTACTGCAAGTTGTCAGGGTCAGTCTTGCGAAGTTTATGCTTCCTGTAATCTCTGTGGTTGCTGCCCTGATCCATGTATTAGAATTGGAACCTACAACGCATCATGTCAGTGTACTAACCTAGGAGGCTACCTATGCTAAAGCATTTTGCCTTTATATCTGACGGTGATGTCTTTTATGTCACCCGCTTTGATGACTCAGTTTCATCTTTGGAAAAATGGATAGCTGTTTTCAGTTCCGATCCTACAATTGTAAATGTTAATAGCTATCCAGATGTAAACAAAACCTACTTTTATAAAGAAGGTAACTTTTACGCACCAGAAGATGTTGATATGGAAAACCCATTATCTACTGGAGAGAGTGTACCTGAGGGGGTTGCTAGATATGCCGTTGTTGCAGATAACGATGTGGTTGGTATCCTCACCTATGTAAAAGAGGATATGGATCCAGAGGAATTTGATCGATCAGTGGCAGGTCTTGACTCAAACCCAAAAATTGTCCCAACTGACGGCAATATTACAGTTGGCTACACATGGGATGGGGTATTTTTTAATTCTCCTGTAGGATAGCCTCATGAGTGAAAATGAATTAACCCCCTGGCAGAGGTATAAAAAGAACTTAGGCGAAACTCGTCCTTGGGACATGTTGGATCGTAATGCCTATACAACAGAGGAAAAAGCCACTGAACGGTATGAGATGTGCTTAGCTTGCCCAGAACTCATTAAAGTAACTAAGCAGTGCAAAAAGTGCGGGTGCTTTATGGTTGCAAAGACCAAACTTGAGCATGCAACCTGTCCTCTAGGAAAGTGGTAATTATGTCAACAGAGTACCCCGTAATTATAAAAGAGCCGTTTATAGTAAATAACCTGCTTCCACCAGAAGAACTTAAAAACCTTCAAAGACACGCTATGGATCTTTGGGCTAATAGACCGGCGTACGAACCTGGTTTTGGCAGACATCAATGGCATGGTGAGCCTGAACTCTCTAGAATTCATGAGTTACTAACTGAGATAGCGCGAGAGTACTTTGGTAGTCCTACTTTAAAACCATCTTGGTGTTTAATGAGCACTTACGAAGGAGAAGCAGCGCGTCTTTGGAAACATAAAGATGATAACGCATGCACATATCACATTGACCTTTGCGTTTTTCAAAAAGAACCTTGGGATATTTGGGCAGAGGGTAAGCCCTATACCTTGTTAGAAAACGACGCTTTATTTATGTATGGTAATGATCAAGAACATTGGAGAGAGGCGTTTCCTAACCCAGAAACAAATTTGGTGTGCAATGCCTTTTTCTTCTTTTGCGAGCCAGATCATTGGTACTTTACAGAAGGACCTAACTACTTGTTTACGCATATTAGAGCTAACAAAGAAAAAGAACCTCAACAGATGATGTAAGGAGCACCATGAGTAAGACGGCTTTAGTTTTTGGTGCTGGCGGTTTTATTGGCAATCACCTTGTTACCTCGTTAAAAGAAGAAGGGTATTGGGTTGTTGGGTCGGATATAAAACATCCAGAATTTGGTAAATCACAAGCTGATGTGTTTGTAGTTGCTGATTTACGAGATAGATACACAGTAAATAGGGTCATGTCTCAAAAATACGATGAGGTATACCAATTAGCGGCTGACATGGGCGGTATTGGGTACATAAGTTCTAGCCATGATGCTTCTATATTAACTAATTCGGCGTTAATAAACTTAAATATAGTTAGACGAGCAGAAGAAGTAGGCATTCACGGAGTTTTTTTCTCTTCTTCGGCTTGCGTATACCCAGAACATAATCAAATAAATCCTAATAACTTTACATGTGAGGAAAGTACCGCTTATCCAGCGCATCCAGATACCGAATATGGATGGGAAAAACTTTTTAGCGAGCGCATTTATTTAGCATACAACCGAGACTACGGTATGAAAAATAAAATTGGAAGATACCACAATGTTTTTGGTCCTCAAGGTACCTGGAAAGGTGGGAAAGAAAAAGCCCCTGCTGCTATTTGTCGAAAAGTAGCTCAAGCAACTGACAATATAGAAATTTGGGGAGATGGGTCGCAGCTTAGATCTTTTTTGTATGTTGACGAGTGCGTAGAGTTTACTAAAGCTTTTTATAGAGAAAGAACTTTTTTTGATCCTATTAATATTGGTTCTACAGCCACGGTGTCTATAAATCAATTAGTTGATATGGTCTGTGCTATTGCAAACAAAGATCTTAAAAAGATACATATTGAAGGCCCAACTGGGGTAAAGGCAAGAACATCTGATAATAATTTAATACACAAGGTTCTAGGCAGGTCTCCAAAAGAAAACTTAGAAGAAGGGTTAAAACATACCTACGACTGGATCGTAAAACAGATTGAAAATGAAAAATAATTTAATATTTTTTCAACTTTACAACCCTTGTGGATTATTTAATCAGACTATAAGTATGGAGTTAGCCGTAGGTCTTTCTTATGTATATAAGAGAGATTTAGTAGTGCACAACCTAAGGGATCGTCCTAATTCGGTTTATGACAACAATCGTGTCGGTATATACAGTGCAAACTGGCAATGGAATAAACGAGACAATTTTTTAAGATATGACCAGTACCCAAGAATTGACGACTTGTTAGACTTTGAGCCGTACAACAGTATTATATTAATAGAAGACAAAATACCTTATTTTCCTCAAGAAGACATCCTTATAGAGGACATGATGGACTATTACAGTTCTATTAGGGAGACCTCTAAGAGAGAACTTGCTTTTGCCTTTAAACGGAAAAACCTTATTATTCCCCCTAATAAAAATATTCACTTGAAACGTACACTAGGGCAATATTCAACCTTTTTTTATGATCGATCAAAGGAGTTAGATCAAGCCTTGTCTAAGGTTAGATTTAAAGCGGAATACATTCAACTATCTGAGGTTATAGCAAACTCTATTGGCAGGTTCAAGGGAGCCCATTTACGGCTGACTGACAATCAATACGATAAACCTACATTTGAGCAGTTTACTGCTGGCTTAGACGAACTAGTGGGAGATCTTCCCGTGATCCTTTCCACAGACGAACCCACTAACACTATGGTCTTACGCAATAAAGACAAATTTATTCTTTTAGACGAGTACATAATCAATAACTTTGAGAAAGAATTTAAGGAGTTTAAGTTTCAAGATGAGGTGTCCTTTGGGCTACTCTGTAATCTTGTTATGCACTACTCGCAAGACTTTATCGGCAGTTCTGGAAGCACCTTCACTAGTTATATACAAAGAAACATGAATCAGGCTGGAAGGCTTCAAGGATGGAAATACTGGAACAAACCCCCATCGGCAACAACAGGGGACTTTTCTTGGAACGGTCACCCAACGGAAGGGAACAAAGCCTGTTGGTATCGAGACTGGGACGAGTCCCTGCTTAATCTCCGTTAGGTAGCCATGACAAAGCCTAAAAGCTCTTAGACAATAGTAGGGCGCCCCGATCAGGCGCTATACCACTCTAGAGAAAAGGTAATTTAATGGCAACAGATACATCGGGTCAACAAGCAGTTGACTTTGTATGGGGTAACTTCCCTATGCAGCCAAATGATGATCGTACAGATGGCGGTGCTACCGTAGTCGTGGCTGCTGATGCAGCTCAAAACTACGATTGGAGCGGATATTCCGTCTATCCAAGCGCTCGCCTTAACGCCGATCTTGACAACCACGCAAATGCAGAAGCAGGTTGGTCAGGATATCCAGCATTCACCGCTGGGGCTGGCAACTACATCATTACAGCAGTTTCAGGTAACGGAACAACCGTTACATACACCGCACAGAACAAGCTTGCAGCAGGAGATGTCGTAAACATCACCGGCCTTACAGCTAGTGCTTACAACCTATCCTCAGCCACCGTGGCTACAGCAAACGCTCTTTCATTTACTGTAACTAACGCGGCAAACGCCGGATCTATTACAGGTCAGTATGGAAAGGTTCAATCAACAACCGCTCTTACAGCAGCAGATGGCGCTGGAATTGGTTACATCATCGTTCCAGATGTTCGTGGTCTCACCACAGCTTTGGCTCTTGATGCTCTTAAGGACGCTGGTTATGAAGCAGCAAATATCACTACCGCTACTGCGGCAACAAATACACGTACAGATGTAACTCGCTTTAACGCTACAAGCGCTACAGCAGCAGTTATCTACGCTACAAATGCTCACACCAATTACCCAACAGGCACCAAGGTCACACTTGTTGCTGGAACTCCAGCTGGCGAAGCTCCAGTCAATCTTCCAGCATACGCACTTGGTACTTGGACAGTTACAGGTTCTGCTGGTGCAGGTCAGATCACCGTTTCAGGTTCTGGCTTCACAGTTGCAGATACAACTGGTGTCAACGCAACTGGAACACTTGGCGGAGCCAATGGCACCATCAAGACCCAGAGCACTGCAGCAAACGCAGCAAGCGTTGCGACAACTGCAACAATCACAATCACTCCTTGGGCAACAGCTTCTTAATAGCCCTAACAAAAAACCCCCCGCCGTTTGGCAGGGGGTTTTTTGCTATTTACGCCTTAATCGTCGAATAATGAGCCGTCGCTCATCTGTAGTTGTTCCAGCCCAGATCCCAATCTCTCTATTGTCAAGCGCCCACTGAAGGCACTCAGATCTGAACTTGCAAGAATCGCACACAGGCTTGATAGCCCTTTTAAATCTCTCTTCTTCTATGCGATCCACTGGGAAGAATTCTTCCGTGTTCATTCCTTTACATGGCTGGGTGCCATCAAAGGTTGGTGCGGCTATTTTTGCGTACATTATTTTCCTTTTGGAAACTCCTCATAAAAGGAGTCGTATCGTTGTCCGTTACTTGCTTCGGGATTGATTTTCCAAGACGACCAGTCTTTTCCACCAGCGGTCATATGGTAAGCAATCTGCGCGTTTGTTACTGGATCGTAGAGATCCTTATTAGCTTTTAGGTCAAACTTCTCTAGTCGATCTATTCCAAGTTGACCAAGCATGTTGATCTGGAATATCCCGTAAGAGTTGTCCCCCGTACTTAGATCGTCATTATGAGCTAATGGGCGACCGTTTGACTCTTTCATGGCAACTGCCCAGGCAACCCTGAGGGATTTTCCCTCAAAACCGACTGCCTTAAGCAGAGACTTTAGTTCCGCGCCGTCTAGCGACTTAGCGTTCCTAAACTCGTCCAGCGGATCAACTACGACTACCTCAGCTACTTTGGGCTCAGGTATTACATTAGCCGCGAGCGCGTGTGGAAGAGCTCCTAGAACTAATCCATACACCGCTAGCACCGCCATTCCTGCCATATCTTCTTTTCTGATATTAAGCATTTCTGCTCCTCTCAGTGCCGAAAAGCCACCATCACTGGTGGCTTATCAGGTTCAACCTTAGCACAGGCTTTACAAACGGTGTCAAGCGTAAAAAATATATATTTTTTATTATGACACGCGTGTATTCTAATGCTGTAATTTATGCGTAGATCTTATGTGATTTTATTCGGACAACCATTCTGCTAAGGTAAAACTATTGACTTTTTGACAGAATGGGTGTATAGAGTGTCCCCAATAGATTGGCTTGGCTTCGTAGCCACATTAATCAGCGTATTAGGATCAGCGGCTCTTGGAGTCAAATGGCTGGTCAAACATTATCTAGCAGAACTTAAACCGAACGGTGGAAGCTCGATCAAAGATAAAGTTAACGAACTTGACTCAAAAGTTGACAGACTTGAAATTCGAGTTGATGAGATTTACGGATTACTCGTTAAAAAAAGAGGTAGCAAATAATGGCAGATCTAGGAACAGCCGCTCGCCTGATTGAAGAGGCTGAGCAAGAAGTTGGAACCGTTGAAGGTCCAAAAGACAATGAAACAAAGTATGGCGCCTACACAAAAGCTAACTTCCAACCATGGTGCGGAAGCTTTGTTATGTGGTGCGCGAATGAAGCTGGCGTAAAGGTACCTAATACCGTTTACACTCCTTCTGGAGCTGATGCTTTTAAGAAGGCTGGACGCTGGCACGAAGATGACCCACAGCCAGGAGATATCGCCTATTTTGATTTCCCAGCAGATGGCGTTGATCGGATCAGCCATGTGGGTATCGTGAAGTCCGTAAAGAAAGATGGCACCTGTCTAGTAATTGAGGGCAATACCAGCCCAGACAAGAAGGGTGACCAGCGCAATGGCGGAGAAGTCTGCCTTAAGCTTCGCGCTTGGAAAAAGAACCCAAAGAATGTTATGGTATCTATCGTGGGCTTTGGCCGTCCAAAGTTCAAAGAAGCAGCAGAGGCTGCTGCCCCCGCAGAAGCACCACAAGTGTGCCCAACCTGCGGTCAAGTAAAGAAGTAGGAGCTATATGAATAAAGCAGCAATTGAATCGTATGCCCGTAACTTGCTCGGTCAGATTATCGGCGCGATCGTAATTGTTACTCAAACCAGCGGAATCGCATCACCACTAGAGTTTGGTTCAGGTGAATGGACACTGGTTGCAAACGCCCTTTGGGCATCCGTGATCCCAGTTGCACTACGTTGGGCAAATAAGAAGGATCCGGCGTTTGGTCGTGTGGCCGCATCGCTTGCAGGTGAAGTAACCAAGAAGCTTGATGCAGAAGCCAAGAAGGCTAAAAAGAAGTAAGCATTAAATCAGTAGGGCGGGCTCAATGCCCGCCTTATTGCTTTTTTAAGATAGAATTATGGGAAGAAAAGGAGAACCAATGAAGTGCGATAACTGCTCTAACGATGCGGCTTACACAGTAGCTGATCCTGGCGTTAACCCAGTTAACTACTGCGCGACCTGCTTGCCTACATGGTTACAAGATCGCGCCTTGGCTGGACATTTTCCTGTAGAAAAGGCTGCCCCAGCTAAGAAGAAAGCAGAAGCTAAAGAGGCTCCTGCTGATGCGGATAACTAAAAAACAGGCTGTACAAGTCCACCCAGTTCCCGATCGAATGATGGATCCGGTTGGACCGTTTCCACCTGACTTGTTTAGGGAACCAGACATTGTTGTGGATAGACCCAATCAAGATGAAGATGGTAGTGATTATCCTCTAGGCGCTACGGCGCAAAATGATTACAGACCACCAAAGTATGTCCGCTGTGCTTATTGTTTAACAAGAGTTCTAGACTCTGAAAAAGAAAATCATAGGTGTGAGGACTAATGCCAAAGTACAAAGGCAGAGCTTTAAAGTATGGCCCAACCGATGACTCAGCAAATAAAAAGCTTAACTTAATCCTTCGAGCCCAAGAAAAACTTGGGTATGAGGATCGGTTTGCGGCTAAATGGAAAGACACTGAAGTTGTTATTCCAAATGATGTGAGCAAAGCCCCAGAGCCTCAGGTAAACCGCGGTGAAATGCGCTCTGCTCCAACAATAAACCCAGGCAGACCACGAGCTCTTGTGGTCGCGTATGCCCCTGAAGTTAACAAACTAATTGTGGTATTTAGAGATGGCACATGGTGGGAGTACAATAATGTTCCTACTAATATGTGGCTAGGGCTAAAGAACAGCCCGTCTACAGGAAGATACTTGAGATCTTCTGGGTTAGATGGTTGGTCAGATATGGGACCGGCAAGTGTTGCAGACATGCCGGAGTCGCTAAAGGAGCAGATTAGTTATACTGCCCAGATAGCAAGTAGCATACAGAACAGCCCCGCTTATACGAGAACTACTGAGGAATCAAATGAGAACACTGGGACCGATATATCTAGGGAAACTTAATTATTACCACCGCAAAGCCCTTCCTATTGTAGAACTTGGTCGCACCCAAGAAACAGACTTTCCCTATCGATCTGGTCGTTGTTTAGTATTTAGATTCCCCTTTACAAAGCCGGGGTTTTATCTAGGTCTTTTATTTAAGACCGTAAAAGATCCACACCTTTTAACCGACGAAGATATTGATCTGTTAGTCGGTAACGCCCTTCGGGCAAGAAAAGTTTGGTCTCCAGAGGACGGGGCATACCATGAAGCTTTTTAAGGATAAAGACTGGGATAAACCTTTCTCTGAAAAAATAGCAAAACGGGTCTCTAGGATCCCAACAGCTGAGCTGGAAATGTGGATTGATCAGGCGATCTATGAAGTTGGAAAGTGCCTGTCCAGTTATCAAAAAAGCCGAGAAAAAGTCTATTTAGATGAAGCCAGAAATGGAGCAGAAGCTTTACATGCTGTCGTCGAAGAGCTTTATAAACGAAGCACTAAATAGTAGCTTTGTCTACATTATGCTAAGATTTGCCTTGCCTCTCTCTTCTCTCCCCGTATGGCGGCAGCAAAGAGCCCTTGGGTTTACATACCCAAGGCTTTTTGTTTTTCCATAAACTAGGAAAATATGATTAATGATTCCGCGTACGAAGACGAAGAAGAGTTCTTTCCTGATGAGGATCTTGAACAACCTTTAGAAGAGGATGTTGAAGAAGAGTTAGACGAACTCTCTAGAGAGTTTGTAAAAAAACTCATTGATCGTTGTATTGAATTTATGACTGCCCTTGTAGGGCACGAACTTCACCCATATCAACTACCTCTTGCCAGACGCGTAATTGAGTCTGTAATCATTAATGATGGTGAAGAAGTAACTGCACTTGCTGCTCGCCAGTCAGGTAAGTCTGAAACTATTGCGAATACAGTAGCAACACTTATGGTTTTACTTCCTCGTTTAGCTAAGATGTATCCAGAACTTCTTGGTCGTTTCAAAGATGGAATCTGGATTGGAATGTTTGCTCCTGTTGAAGGTCAGGTTGAAACTCTTTTTGGTCGTACAGTAAACAGGCTTACAAGTGAGCGAGCGCTTGAGATTCTTGGAGACCCAGAGATTGATGACTCACTAGGTAAAGTGCCTGGCGTTACACGGCAGATTAAATTAAAAAACTCAGGTAGTAGCCTCATGATGATGACTGCTAACCCTAGAGCTAAAATTGAGTCTAAGTCTTTCCATCTTGTAGTTATTGATGAGTGTCAAGAAGCAGACGACTTTGTTGTATCTAAGTCTATCTCCCCTATGTTGGCGTATTACTCAGGTACGATGGTAAAGACAGGAACTCCTACTACAACTAAAAACAACTTTTATAGATCTATTCAATTAAACAAGCGTAGGCAAACAAGTAAGAGCGCTCGCCAAAATCACTACGAGTGGGACTGGAGAGAGGTCGCAAAAGTAAACCCGAACTATGGAAAGTTTATTAAAAAAGAAATGCTTCGCATTGGCGAGGATTCTGATGAGTTCCAGATGTCATATTCTTGTAAATGGTTGCTTGAGCGAGGTATGTTCGTTTCATCTGCAATCATGGACGAACTTGGAGATACATCACAAGAAACAGTTAAAGCTTGGCATAGAACTCCTGTGGTAGTTGGAATTGATCCGGCTCGTAAACTGGACTCCACAGTAGTTACAGTTGTTTGGGTTGATTGGGATCGCCCTGACGAGTTTGGTTACTTTGACCATAGAGTTTTAAATTGGCTTGAGATTCAAGGAGACGACTGGGAAGATCAATACTTTCAGATCATTAACTTCCTTAACAACTACGATGTTCTAGCCGTAGGCGTAGACGCTAACGGCGTAGGTGATGCGGTAGCTCAAAGACTTAAACTTCTTCTTCCTAGGGCAGAAGTTCATGCCATAGGCAGTAGCCAGCCGGAGCAATCCAAGCGCTGGAAACACTTAAAAGCACTAATTGATCGACGGATGATCGGTTGGCCAGCTCATGCCAAAACCCGCAGGTTGCGTACATGGAAGCGTTTCTACCAACAAATGACGGATCTAGAGACTAAGTTTCAGGGTCCTAACTTTTTAGCTCACGCTCCAGATGAGGCGCATGCCCACGATGACTACGCCGACAGTTTGGCTATCGCGGTGTCGCTAACTATGGATCTAACCATGCCATCCATAGAAGTATCCTCATCCCCTTTTTATCGCTAGTTTAGGCAGACTTTAGGCTCGCAAGGTAGGAAACTTTTACATGAGGCCCTCAACCTTTAATAAGGAGTAAAAATGGCAATTGCACCAAACCCTAACTTCCCTGAGAAGACAGCTAATACTTACGACCGTAAGTTTGCTGCTGCTACTCCAGGAATGCGTGGCCCTCTTCGTTTCGAAGAAGGCGTTGCGACAGATACAGATGTCCCACAGGAATTTTCTAAAGGCGCGATGCAGGGATATGTTCCTGCAGCAGGTCGCCCAAATCGTAATGCTGTGGTTCATACCAAGACAGCAGAAGAGACAATGCGCGAACGTGCACACGTCGGTTCTGCAGCTTGGGTAGAAGCACCTGCTTATCTTGGCGAGTTCTCATCTGGCGGCTTTGCTGACCATGGTGACAACCGCTTTGAGCGTGTATTCCGTAGCGGAGCACATCAGCAACCTGCTAACCCAGCTGTCGTACAAGACTAACAATTTAGGAAGTCCTGCCTCGTATTAAATAGGTTATTTGCTTAGCATTAACCCGGGGCGGGACAACCTATCTATGTAAAGGGTATTCATGGCATTAATCAGAGGTCAAGAAGTTAAAGAGGGACCTAAACAGGTTCCGGCTAATCCACGCCTATATAACATGATCACAACACAGGCGAAAACTCGTTTTGCTAAATATCCATCCCCAGCCGCTGCTCACTGGGTTCATGCCAAATATGTTCAAATGGGTGGCAAGTTTGTTGATTCTAAAAAAGAAGTAGATCCGAGATTTAGAGACTACGCCAAAGAAGCTCAAGATAAAAAAGAAAAAGATCAGAAGAAGAAAGTGACCAAAAAGGTCGGCAAAGGCAATGTTGCTGGAGAAGCTTTCAGAAAGTAATCTTTATCGTTTTGTCGGTAATAGTGGTATTCTTTGCGGGTTAATGTAGGAAGGGTGGTTTGGTGAGCGGTATAGATTTCTCACCGCCGTCGTATAGGGCGGCGTCATCTGACCTTACTATTTCCATTTCTCCACTAGGTTTGGTGGAGCTTGCAGATGAAGAATTTGAAGTTCATGGTCCGCGCTTAAACAGATACTCCCTTAACTGGGCTATGTATCTAGGACATCATTACTCATACCGCCGTCAAACTGGCGAAACTCAAATGATGTTAAACTACTACCGTGCGTTCACAGACTTCGTTATTAACTTTACATTCGGTAAGGGCGTCAGCTTCCGTAGCCCTAAAGAAACTGAAGCGATTGTTCCGGATCTCTTGGAAAGAGTTTGGGAAGTTGACAACAACAAAGCCACAGTCCTTTGGGAAATTGGACAGCAAGGCTCAGTCTCAGGCGACTGTTTTATCAAGGTTGCGTACGAAGAAGCATATACAGATCCTGCGGGCCGTGTGCATCCTGGTCGTGTTCGCGTTCTGCCTCTTAACTCGTCTTTCTGTTTTCCAGAGTTTCATCCTCACGACCGTGAGCGTCTTATTCGCTTTAAGCTCAAGTACCGCTTCTGGGGCACCTCTCTTGAAGGTACGCGACAAGTATTCACCTACACAGAAATCCTGACAGAAGATGTCATTGAGGAATATATCAATGATGAACTTATTGACTCGCGCCCGAACCCTCTTGGTGTTATCCCTGTGGTTCATGTACCAAATGTTCGTATTAGTGGCAGCCCTTGGGGTCTTTCTGATTGCAATGATATTATCAATATTAACCGCGCTTACAACGAGACCGCTACGGATATTGCTGACATTGTTAACTATCACGCCGCCCCAGTCACAGTTATCATCGGTGCAAAAGCTTCTCAGCTTGAGAAGGGGGCTAACAAAGTCTGGGGTGGTTTACCAAAAGACGCGAAGGTAGAAAACCTTGAAGGTGGATCGCAAGGACTAAAAGGCGCTATGGAGTTCTTGACAATGCTCAAGAAGTCTATGCACGAAATGATTGGTGTTCCTGAGACCGCACTCGGTCAGGCACAGCCTATTTCCAATACCTCAGGTGTTGCGCTATCCATTCAGTTCCAGCCTTTGATGAACCGTTATCATCAAAAGATCATTCAGTATGCTCGCGGGTTAGAGCGTGTAAACGAACTTATTTTGCTTAGCCTTGCAATTAAAGAGCCAGAGACTTTTGTATGGGATCCAGCTAAAAACTCTCCTTTGAAGCAGGGTCAGTTAGATCGACTAGATCCACAAGATCCTCTTACTTACCAATCTTATGTTCACTTCCCACCACCTCTACCTCTAGATAAGTTGATTGCTTTGAACGAAGTTCAATCACTTATGTCACTAGGGCTTGAGTCTAAAGAAGGAGCTTTGCGCTCCCTTGGTGAAGAATTCCCAACTGAGAAACTAGAAGAGATCCGTCAAGAGCTTAAAGACGAGGCTCTGTCCGATGGAGCACTTAAACTTCTACAAACTCAGATTGAACAAGAGATCATGCAGATCACAGGCACCTTGCCTCCTGAAATGGGTGGCGCTGCCCCAACAGGTGGCGGAGCTGGATCGGCTGGTGGCGGGGCCCCAGTAATGGGCGCGGGCGCACCTAATATCTTAGACGGAGCCGGTGTAGTGGCTCAGCAGGGCGAGGCTGCTTTGAGAACCAAACTCGTAACTGAAGCTTACGGTACCCAACTACCTAAAAGGCAGGTACCGCAAGACTACGAAAAATAAAGCGATTTACGCAGACAATTTCGTACGGTAAGGCGAAAATTAACTTACAAACGTTAGGTCATATGTGCTACGCCCGCAAGGGCATTCGGAAAACGACCCAGAGGAAAAAAGGATATAAGCATGTCAGATACTGCGGAAACAATGGCAACTGCTTTTGAAGCAGAAGCCGGAACAGCTCCAGTAGTAAATGTGTCGGACGTTGACGCGTCGACTGTTATTACGAGCACTGAGAAAGTGAATGCAAGACAGCCAAAGTTTTACACGGAGGATGATCTAGCTAAAGTGCGTTCTCAGGAAAAGGAAAAGCTTTACCCTCAGATCGAATCTCTGAAGGAAGAGCTAAACTCAATTCGTAAAGAAAAAGAAGAAGAAGCAGCTCGCAAAGAAGCTGAAGCGCAAGCTTTAGCTGAAAAGGCAAAACAAGAAGCATTATCAGAATTGGATGCAAAATCCTATGCTGATGCTCGCCTTTCTGAGTTGCAAGAGCAGTTGGAGCGTGAGCGTCAAGAACGTGAACGAGCCCTCGCTCTTCTGGAGCGCGAAAAGACTTTTGCAGATCTTCAGGCTTATCGCCAGCAAGTACTAGAACAAGAGCGCGACAACATCATTCCAGAACTAGTTGATCTAATCGCAGGTAATACCCGCGAAGAAATCCAAGCTAGTGTTGAAGGATTGAAGGAGCGCTCAGCTCGTATTCTTGAATCGGCTCAGTCTGCAATGCAGACCGCCAGAAAAGAAATGACTGGCACAAGGGCAACCTTGCCGCCAGCCGGACCATTGGAAACTAATTCGGAGCAACGTCAGTTAACGGCTGAAGAAATTCAGTCTCTGTCCATGAACGATTACGCCAAATATAGAGAACGACTATTGAGCCCTTCGGCTCGTGGGAAGTCTCGCGGACTGTTCGGGTAATCCCCAATCCAAATCCAACTAAGGAGTCAAATTTAAATGGCATCAGGAATCACAGGTACCGGTAATCTAGCCGCTGCCCCTACAGCCTACTCGGGTACAAATACCCAATTGACTCAAGCGATTCAGACGATCTGGTCCAAGGAAATTCTTTTCCAGGCCATGCCAATCCTTCGCTTTGAGCAATTTGCAGTAAAGAAGACCGAACTAGGTGTTGCACCTGGTCTTCAAATCAACTTCATGCGTTACAACAACCTCGGCTTCGCAAGTGGCCTTGTTGAAGGTGTACGTATGCAGACCAACGCATTGACAGCACAACAGTTCTCAATCACAGTATCTGAGCATGGTTATGCTCTTGCTGTTTCTGAGCTATTGCTCAATGCTTCATTTGACGATGTGATGGCATCTGCTTCACGTCTTCTCGGTCGTAACATGGCGATCTATCTAGATCAGCTTTCACGCGACACACTCTACGCAGCAACCTCAACAATCTATGGTGAAGACCGCACTAACATGCTTGCTATCACCAACGGAACTGGTACTTTCAACCAGTACGCATATGGTACAAATGGATCAAGCCGTGCTTCAATGACCGGTAACTTCAGCCTCACTCCACGTACCGTTAAGGATGCTGTTGAGACACTCTCAACCAAGAACATTCCACGGTTGGGCGAAACTTATGTTTGCTTCGTCCACCCACACCAGAGCCGTAAGCTTCGTGATACCGCTGAGTTCATTGAAGTAACTAAGTACGCTGCTCCTGGTAACTTCATGCTCGGTGAAATTGGTCGTCTATACGACACAGTATTCATTGAGACCACACAGGTTCGCAAGGTTGTTGGTGGTGCTGGTACTAACTACACCGCTGATACAGCTGTTGCTAACCCAACCGTTACACCTGGCGGAGGTTACATCACTCCTGCACAGTTCACCGGTAACGGACAATCTGACCGCTATGACGCTATCTTCATTGGAGATAACGCATTCGGTCACGCAATCTCTCTTCCAGTCGAGCTCCGCGATGGCGGTATCCTTGACTTCGGTCGTGAGCATGCTCTTGCTTGGTACTCAATCTTCGGTCTTGGCCTCATCACTGATCAGGCTGTTATCGTTGCTGAAACCAACTAAAAACTAAATACGGCGACCTGGGCATGTCCTTAAACTGCCCACTTTAACAGTCACTAACCCGGAGGATCCAAATGGCAAGTAAAGTAAAGCCGACCGATGTTACAGGTCGTGCACGTGAAGAGGCTCTTGCAGCAAACGCTGAAGTCCTAGCTCAACGTGCTGGAGAAATGTCAATGGCAACTGCTGCTGCTAAAGCACAGCTTGATCAGGCTATTGATGCAACTAAACCTGATCGACAAGTAGTTATTGTTGATGAAGCAGTCAAAGTAGGCGAGCAGGTTGACACTATTGAGATTCGTGTCGTAGAAGACATTGAAAACATGACTCTCGGTGCGGGCAACAATTACAGCTTTAAGGCAGGTCAAAAGTACTCTGTCACTAAGGCAGTAGCTCAACACCTTAAAGAAAAAGGCTACTTAGCCGCTGCTATCTAACCAGTAATAATCGGAGCGGCGGGCACATAGTTGCCCGCTTCTTCGTTTGTAAGGATTTTTTAATACTGGTCACCTACCATTATGTAGGCGATGTTAGGAGTGGTTAGTGGCTGTAATAGCAGACATTCTTTATAGAGTTCGCCTTGAATTAGGTGACCTAGAAAAAGCATTTAACTGGTCCGATACAGGCGATGGATCCACAAAGGTCTATGACCTACGCGTTAAGCCAGTAGATCCGGCCACCCTTGTTGTAACAGTCAACAACACCCCCGTAACCCAGCCATCTGGCTACACCGTCCAAGCCGATCACGGAATCATTACCTTTGCTTCAGCGCCGGGTAATAACACAACCATCAGAGTATCTGGTACCCACTACCGCTATTTTACAGATACCGATTTAGAGCTTTTTATCAATACTGCTGTTGAACAGCATACCTACAACCGCACAGACGGTTTTGGAAACCAGATGACCTTGGCTAAGGTACCTGCCGTTGAAGAGTATCCAATTGCCATCCTTGCTGTAATTGAAGCCTTGTGGGCTCTTGCAACAGATGCGTCCTTTGACATTAATATCTTTGCTCCAGACGGAGTTACTATTCCTCGTTCTGAGCGTTACCACCAGCTCGTCAATATGATCAACCAGCGCCAAGAGCAATATAGAACCCTCTGCTCTGCGCTAAATATTGGTCTATGGAGACTTGAGATCGGAACCCTTCGTCGAGTATCTCGTCATACCAACAAGCTTGTTCCTGTCTATATGCCTCAAGAAATTGATGATGCCCGCAAGCCTGAAAGAGTTTATATACAAAATGATATGTTGGGCAGAAGTCCTATGCCGACAACGGCTGCTATTTATGACCTTGTGATATATCAAGGCGACAGCTTCTCAATCATTTTAGATTTCCCAGATACCTACAATATCTCTAACTTAGTATTTAAAGCACAGATCAGAACATATCCAAATGCTCCAGCTAGATACGCAGAGTTCACGGTTACCGTTACAGATCCAGTGCTAAAGAAGATTCAATTATCTTTAACAAAACAACAAACAGCTTACCTACCTGTTCGCGCTTTCTGGGATCTACAAGCAACCTCCACAGTAGATGCTACTTTCCAAAAAACATACATCAAAGGACAGGTGTTCGTAACTCAACAAGTGACGGTTGACTAATGCCAGAAGAAATTCAAATATCGGTATCTCCGCAACCTGAAATTCAAGTATCTATTGGTGGTAATGGCGCCACCGGTCCTACGGGTGCAGCAGGTGCCGCTGGTGCAACAGGTGCTACAGGCGCCACAGGCGCAACTGGTGCTACTGGTTTAACAGGTGCAACAGGGGCCACAGGAGCCACAGGAGCCACTGGTCCACAGGGTCCTATTGGTTTTGTAGGCCCAGAAGGTGATGCGGGTCCTACAGGCGCTACAGGCGCCGCTGGACCAACAGGTGCAACTGGACCTGCGGGTGCGACTGGTGCGACTGGTGCACAAGGAACATCAATAACATTTAGAGGATCAGTTCCCGATCCATCGTATCTTGCTTCACTTGGCGCTACTGCTGCAGTTAACGACGCATATATTGTTGACTCAAATGGAGATCTTTATGTATGGGATGGCGATAGTTGGAACAATGTAGGACAAATTGTTGGTCCTACTGGTCCGCAGGGTGCAACTGGCACAGCGGGTACTAATGGCGCAACAGGTGCTACAGGAGCAACGGGACCTACGGGTGCTACTGGTGTAGCAGGTGCTACGGGTGCTACTGGAGCGACAGGACCACAGGGTGTTTCAGGTCCAACTGGAGCTACAGGTGCAACTGGTGCTACTGGTGCAGATTCACTAATACCAGGACCTGCTGGATCAACTGGTGCCACTGGTGCTACTGGCCCTACAGGAGCTACTGGCGCAGATTCTACTGTGCCCGGACCAACGGGAGCCACTGGTGCAACGGGCGCGACTGGAGATGTTGGAGCAACTGGAGCAACGGGAGCAACTGGAGCAATCGGTGCGACAGGTGCGACGGGAGCAACAGGCGCAACTGGAGCTGATTCAATTGTTCCAGGACCTACTGGTGCCACAGGCGCTACAGGACCTACTGGTGCTACGGGTCCAACTGGAGCAGACTCAACCGTTCAAGGACCCACAGGTCCAACAGGACCTACTGGTGCTCAAGGAACTTCATTAAATATTTTAGGAAGCGTTTCTACTACTGGAGATCTTCCTGCTACCGGTGCTGCTGGTGACGCATATATTGTTGTTGGTGATAACGGTCATCTTTATGTTTGGGATACTGGAACATCTTCATGGGATGATGTTGGACAGATCGTTGGACCAACTGGTGCGACTGGTATTTGGTATGCAAGTGCAACAGCGCCAGCTTCACCTGCACTAGGTGATGTTTGGTTTAATACTAATAACGCAAAAGTTTATGTTTATTACGACAGCTTCTGGGTTGAATGGGCATCTTCAGATGTTGGTCCAACAGGACCCGCAGGTCCAACAGGCCCAACAGGCCCAGCATCTACAGTGCCAGGACCAACCGGATCAGCGGGACCAGCCGGTCCTACAGGTCCAGCTGGAGGTCCAGGACCTGCTGGTGCAACAGGTCCCACAGGTCCTACGGGTCCAACAGGACCAACAGGAGCTACAGGGCCAGCATCTACTGTTCCAGGTCCAACTGGCGCAACGGGACCAACAGGTCCAATTGGCGAAGCGGGCTTTCACCCGTTCTTGTTAATGGGCGCATAATAAAATTAAGAAGAATAGGAAGTGAGTAATGGCAACTACATATAAAGTGTTAGGTCAAGCTGTGGCAATCGCGGGCACAGAGGTAGATCTATACACTGTTCCAGCGTCAACTCAAACAGTAGTTAGCTCCATTACTGTAGCCAATAGAGATTCAGTTAGCACTACCTTTAGAATTGCTGTGCGTCCTAATTCTGAGGTTTTGGCAAACCGTCACTATGTGGCGTATGAAATCACTCTTGATCGTAATAGCACTCAAGTATTTACCTTGGGTATCACCTTAGACGCTGGGGATGTTATAACAGTCCGCGCTGCGGCTGCCACAGTGTCCTTCAATGCTTTTGGGACGGAGATCACCGCATGAGTCTTGCAAGCTTTCCACCATCTGGTGGCAAGGATAAACAGAACTTTTACGGCTTTAAATACGATCCTATTAATGACACTTTGACTATTGAGGAATACCTATGGGGAGATACATCAGCTCAAATCATTGTTCCTCAAGTAAATGATGATGGAACGGTATACGCTCGATATGACGATACCTATTACACAACCGCGCTAACCCCTTACGAATTCACTTTTTCGTGGGATACTACCTATACAGACCAGCTTATTATGGAGGTTGACTAGTGGCTGCCCAGATCTTTAATTTAGGTAAGCTCCGCTTTACCTACAAAGGTGCCTATAGCGGCGCTACTGAATACCAACTTAACGATGTAGTCAAGTACACCAATAACCTCTATGTGTACATCAACACAGGCGCAACCACAGGTAACGCCCCAACCAATACCTCATATTGGTCAAAGATGATTGATGGTTATACAGACCCTACTTCAGGAACTAATGGTCAGTTCTTACAAACTACCGGATCTGCTTTTCAGTTTGCCACTGTAAGCCAAGTACCTTCTCAAACAGGTAACTCAGGTAAATTTCTTAAAACAGACGGCACCAATGCTTCTTGGTCAAACGAATTTGGTAATCTTGGAGTAACTGCTGACCTTGATGTTGGAACAACCGCAGGTGAATTATATGTAGGTAATGGTGCTCGCAACGACGCTGAGACTCTTGGTACTAGCGTAATCAATGTAACAACAAAAGCTCTTACTTCCAATGTTGCAACTATTACTACAGCAACCGCACACGGATTTGCTCCATTTCAATTTGTAACAATTGCCCTCAGCCCAGCTGATGCTGCCTTTGATGGCACCTACGAAATCACTTCGACTCCAACACTTAATACATTTACCTTTGATAAGGTAACGGGAAACATTGGATCGCAAGCTACTGTTGGTACAGTGTCTGCAATTCCAGGATACACAAATGCAGTTGCTGTATTTGCCGTGGATGCAGATGATGACTTTGCTCAAGTAGCATTTAGAAATCGTGGTAATGGCGCTAACTCTTCTACAGACTTTATTGTTTATCCAGATAATGGAACTGACTTTGCTGGTTGGTTCTCTCATGGTGTAACCAGTTCGGCTTTTGCTGATCCAGAGTTTACCCTCACTGGACCTAATGACGCTTACCTCTTCTACGACGCTCCAACCGATACCGTAGGAGCTGGTAACCTAGTTATTGCAACTGGCGATAAGGGATCAGAAAACAAAATTATCTTTGCTGCTGGTGGTCTACAGTCTGACAACGAGCAGATGTCTATTACCCCAGATGTCAATGTTCATGTTGAAATTGCAACTCAATCTACATCTCCTACTACGGGTGCTTTAACTGTAGTTGGCGGTGTTGGTGTTTCAGGTAATTTAAATGTTCTTGGTGATACCACTATCACAGGTAACTTGACCTTCGGCGGAGGCTCTACAACTACTGCAAACCTTACTGTTACCGATCCAATCGTCTTTGTTGGAAACGCTAACTCTGATGACCTTCTTGATCTAGGTCTTGTTGGAGAGTACGCAACTACTATCTCAGCCATTGTAACCACTGTTACAAATAAAGCTTTAACTTCAAATGTCGCTACTCTCACAACTTCTACATCTCACACTTACTTAGAGGGAGATATTGTTGTAGTAACTGGAGTAGATGCTACATTTAATGGTACCTATGCTATTACAGCAGTTACCTCAAACACATTTAGCTATGCTAAAACCAACGCTAACGTGTCTTCTGCTGCCGCCACAGGTAGCGCATCGGTAAGTAAGCGTCGTAAATATGCAGGTGTTCTTCGTGATGCTACTGACGGCGTTATAAAGTTCTATAAAGATGGAACTACTAAGCCAACATCTACTGCAAACTTTGGAGAAGCTGGAGCTGCGTTTGCTGATATTCGAGTGGGCGGTTTAACAGCTTCTGGCACAGTGTCTCTTAGCGGTACAGTTGATATCCAAGAGATGCGTGAAACTGTAGTATCTCTTGCTATTTCTTCTAACGCTATTGCGGCTGATTGGTCTTCTGGAAACATCTTCTGGGTAACATCAACTCCTAGCGCAAACTTTACAGTTAATTTAACAAATGTACCAACTGATAATGATCGCGTTATGACAATAAACGTATTTGTTACTCAAGGTGCAACTGGGTATATTCCAAGTGCATTAACTATTAATGGCGGTGGATCTATTACTCCTAAGTGGCCTACAGCTGCTGCTCCTACTCCAACATCAACAGCAGGAAGAATTGATGTTTTCACATTTACACTTATTCGTCTTAGCAGTGCATGGACAGTACTAGGCTCCGCTAACTTAAACTGGGGGTAATTAAATGCCTTTTGTTAGCTCTGTTCGTGGAAGCTACGGAGTTCAAAGCAGACTTAGAGGACAAACTGGTCGTTTAGGTACCGGCAGTACTGGCGGAACTATTACAACTGCCGGCGGATATCGCATTCATGCTTTTACTGCTGTTGGAACTTCAACTTTTGTACCAGATTCTGGCGGAACAGTTGAATATTTAATTATTGGCGGTGGCGGAGGCGGAGGCGCTATTGGCGGAGGCGGAGGCGCTGGAGGCTACAGGTCTGGTTCACTTGCTATAAATCAACAAAATTATTCAATTGTTGTTGGTAATGGTGGAATTGCTTCAGGAAATAATGACTCTGGAGGTACAAATGGTGGAGATTCATCTGCGTTTAATTTAATTTCTAGCGGTGGTGGATTTGGTGGTTCACATGCTGGTGGATCAAACTCTACATCTGGTAAATCTGGTGGCTCAGGCGGCGGTGGTGCGGACAACGGTACTGCTGGTGGATCTGCTAATGGTCAAGGAACAGGTAATGCTGGCGGAGCCGGTAGACCTGGAATTAATAACGACAGAAGAGGCGGCGGAGGTGGTGGTGCTGGAAGCGCCGGCTCATCAGGTAGCGATACTGCTCATGGCGGAAGCGGTTTACAAAATTCTATTTTAGGAACAAATTATTATTGGGCTGCAGGCGGTGGGGGTAGTGTTTATACAGGTGGGCAATCTGGAAATGGTGGTATAGGTGGAGGTGGCGGTGGCTCTGCCACAAGTGGTGGATCAGCAGGATCTGGCGGCGGTAGCGCATTGAACTCTGGAGCATCTGGAACAGTAGGTGATAACCGACCAGGAGGAGCTGGTGGTGCTAATACTGGCTCAGGTGGTGGAGGTTCTTCTTGGAGTGACCCTCCTGATGTTGTTGTAGGTGGTTCAGGTATTGTAGTTATTAGGTATCCAATCTAATGACAGCAATTGATTTTCCTAATTCACCTACACTCAATCAAGAATTTACTTCTGGATCCACTACATGGAAGTGGGATGGTGTTGCGTGGAATGTAATTCGCACACCTGTTGTCGGACCTACAGGAGCCACGGGAGCTACAGGTGCACCTGGTGTTTGGTCTTCTACATCTACTGCTCCAGTAAATCCGCAAGCTGGTGATGCTTGGTTTGATCCAAGTACAGGCGGAATTTTTATTTATTATGACGGATACTGGGTGGAAGCAGGTGCTGCCCCAATTGGTCCAACAGGTGCCACAGGTCCTGCCGGATCTGTAGGTCCTCAAGGACCGACAGGTGCAACTGGACCGGCATCAACAGTACCGGGTCCTACAGGTGCTACTGGAGCGACTGGTGCGACAGGAGCTACTGGAGCAACAGGCGAAGGTGGATCGGGTAGTTACTCATTATCGTGGTGGTTAGGAGTCTGATATGGCCGGCATCGAACGACTCGGCGTAGTAAAGCTATCCTCAGAGGTTGCTTTTAGCTCAGGAACCACGATCTTCACTGCAACAGATAACTATCTGCTTTCTGTAATAGCTACCAACACAGAGCCTACAAACGCAAGTATTTATGTATTTATTGTGCCTAGCGGAGCAACTCAAGCTTCTCAATATGCCTTAGTTGCTTACAGTCTTCCTCTTTCTGGATACAATACATATGAAACTTTCCGTTTTGCGGTTAACAATGGCGATGTCGTCAAAGTTGCTGGTAGCGCGGGAGTATCGTTTTACGCACAAGGTATTGACCAAGTAACCGTATAGGAGACTAAGTGCCAGGGTATGCTTATACACGTCCTGTAACAAATGTTACACAGGACACTGCTCCTGCAATTAATCTTGCTGCGGTTAATACCTTTTACGGTTTTAAAATGGATCACACAACTAGCAGGGTTACTGTTGAGCAGGTAACTCCTAATAGCGGTGATGATATTGATCTTCCAGATGATGGTGCAGAAGCCGATCCAGAGGCTTACAAGCACTGGCTTTGGAATGAATACAATCTTGGTTTTTCTTGGAGCGGAGATCGACTTCTCATGGAGGTAAAGTAGTATGTCCCAAATCATTGATCTAGGAAAGCTGCGCTTTACCTATACAGGCGTTTATAGCGGCGCAACCAGTTACGAGTTTAACGATGTAGTCAGCTACGGTGGAAACCTGTACCACTACAAGTTTGCAACAACAGCAAGCGGGTATGCTCCAACTAATACAACTTACTGGAATTTAATTTTATCTGGTCTTAAATATGTTGGTGCGTACTCTGGTAGCACTGGATACAAAGTTGGCGAAGTAATCTCTCAAGGTGGAAAGTTATACCTTTGCACCGCAGACGCTTCTCCGGGAACAGCACCAACTAATACCAGCTTCTTTACTCTTATCTCTGATGGAATTCAGTACGAAGGAGCTTATTCAGGTGTTGCAACTTATCAAAAGAGTGATGTAGTTTCTTACGGCGGATCTGCTTACATCCTTACAGCTAACACTAGCTCTGGTAATGCCCCAACAGATACTGCGTTTTGGGATAAGTTAGTAGACGGAACATATCCAAATCAAGCAGGTAACGCTGGAAAAGTTTTAACTACTGATGGAACATCAGCATCTTGGACAGGGACACCAACTCTGGCAGGATTAACCGTTGATGGGGATACCGAAGTATCAAACACATCCGGCGCTCTTTATGTAGGTGCAGATGCCAAAACTACGGCAGACGCTAACGGAACAAATGTTAAGACTGTTACCAACAAAGCTTTAACGTCTAACGTAGCAACACTTACAACAAGCGCAGCTCATGGCTACTCTCCTTTCCAATTTGTAACTGTAGCTGGGGTAGATGCAACTTTTAACGGTACTCATGAAATTATTGATACCCCGACCACTACTACATTTACCTATGCCGTAACCGCATCAAATGTAACCTCTGTTGCATCAGGCGGTACTGTATCTGCGGTAACAGGCTTTACTAACCCAGTAGCTTTCTTTACTATTGATGGAGATGACTACTCACAGGTCATCATGCAAAACACCAGCACTGATCCTAATGCGTCTTCCGACTTCATTGCTTACCCAGATAACGGAACTGACTTTGCTGGTTATATTGATTTAGGTATCACAAGTTCTACCTTTAGCGATCCAGAGTTCACCATCACAGGTCCTAACGACGGTTACATTTTCGTAACCGCCCCTGTCGGATCATCTGGAAACGGAAACCTTGTTCTTGCTACAGGCGATACTGGCGCAGAAAACAAGATTGTTTTTGCCGCTGGAGGTTTGGGATCTGACAACACACAGATGGAAATTACTCCAGATGTAAATGTTCATATTGAAATTCCAACGGAATCTACCTCTCCTACAACAGGTGCTCTAACAGTTGTTGGTGGCGTGGGTATCCAAGGCGATATGAATATTGCTGGTGATGTGGCAATCGTAGGTAACCTTTCATTTGGTGGTGGATCTACTACTACATCTAACCTAGCGGTTTCTGACCCACTTGTATTTGTTGGTAACGCTAACAACGCAGACACTCTTGATCTTGGATTAATTGGGGAGTACGCTGTAACCGTATCAGCTATTACTGCGGTTGTTAATAACAAGGCTCTTACTTCAAATGTGGCTACCCTAACCACAGCAGCAAACCACAACTATCTAGTTGGTGATTGGGTTACAGTAACAGGCGTAGACGCCACATTTAACGGCACATATCAAATTACTACCGTGCCTACTTCAACTACATTTACCTACGCTAAGACTGCATCAAATGTGTCTTCAACAGCCGTAAGTCCAACAGGATCCGCATCTGTATCTGCTCGACGCAAGTTCTCAGGAATTGTTCGTGACGCTTCAGATGGAATTATTAAAATATTTGCGGACGCAACAACAAAACCTACATCTACAGTTAACTTCTCTGAAGGTGGTTTAGTATTTGCGGACTTTAAGGCAAAGAACATCGAAGCTACGGGAACTCTTGCAGTTGGCGGTACTGGAGATGTAACAGGAAACTTTGCCGTCGCAACTAATAAGTTCACTGTTAACGCAACAACTGGAAACGCCGCAGTTGCGGGTACCCTTGGAGTTACTGGGTTACTTACAGCCAACGGTGGAGTTTCTTCTTCCGGATCTCTTACATTTACTGGTGGAGCGTCCTTCTCTGGTACTACAGACGTTCAAGAACTTCGTGAGCAGGTAGTTGATGTAACCCTAGCTTCCAATGTGGGAACCCTTGATTGGACTGCTGGAAACATTTTCTATATCGCTACCGCTCCTTCTGGCGCAATGACCTTTAACGTAACAAATGTTCCTACAGAAGGATCTAAAATTATGACAATTAACGTCATAGTTACACAAGGTTCTACCGGATACATTCCAACAACTTTCCAAATTGCAGGAGCTTCTCAAACTATTCGTTGGTTAGGTAGTGCTGCTCCAACTCCAACCTCATCTGCTAATAAGATTGATATCTTCAACTTTACAATGCAACGCACTTCAGGTGGTTCTTGGATCGTCTACGGCGCAGCGTCTCTAAACTTCTAAGGAGCTTAAATGCCTTTTATAGCATCTGTTCGATCTTCGTTCGGACCACAGGGACGGTTTAGACCAACTGCCAGATTAAGCGACTCTACTGGCGGAACCATTACAACTGCTGGTGGTTACCGCATTCATACTTTTAACTATACAGGTGGTGCTCAAACTTTTACTGCCACTGCTTCTGGAAATGTTGAAGTATTAGTGCTTGCTGGCGGTGGATCTGGTGGATCTAGAAACTCTGGCGCAAACACCGGTGGTTCAGATGGTGGCGGTGGTGCTGGAGCAGGTGGTCTTGTTTATCACTCTGCAAGCCCAGTAACATCTGGTGCTTTATCTGTAACAGTTGGAGCGGGAGCTACATTTACCGCAGGAAACTCTCAGTCACCAGGAAACCAAGGTGGCAACTCAGTATTCAATGGAATCACTGCTATCGGTGGTGGCTACGGCGGATGCGGACCTGGAGGTCCAGGAAGCTTTGGAGGTCCAGGCGGATCCGGCGGTGGTGGCGGTGGTGGTGGATCACAACCAAACGCACCCGGAGGATCTGCAACACAGGGACCTAGTGGTGGCGGAATTGGTTATGGATTTAAAGGTGGCGACTGCATTAACTCGCCAATTTATAGTGGATCTAGTGGTGGTGGTGCTGGAAGCGCTGGTAACCCTGGAGGTCAAGGCCGTGTAACTGTTGGCGGAAGCGGTTTAGCATTTTCTATTTCAGGTTCTTCTATTACTTACGCCGGAGGCGGCGGAGGCGGAGGCGGAGGTCCCGCACCGGGAGTTGCTGGCGGAGCTGGCGGACCTGGCGGTGGCGGAGCCGGTGGTTGGTTAAACAGTTCTGGTCCAAGTACTGGATACGCTGGAACAAACGGTCTTGGTGGCGGAGGCGGAGGCGGTGCTGGAGCATCTCCTCCTCCAACTCCTGGTGGAGAAGGCGGAGCTGGTGGTCACGGCGTTGTGATTATCCGCTACCCAGTTAATTCTTAAAGTAATACTTGTAGTTCTGGAAGATAAAGAAAGTCAATATCACTTTCCTGCACTGTAGAGATCGCATCGTCTAAGGTCTCTACAATGCAATCTCCAGCTAAGTTAAACGAAGTGTTAAATAGTATTGGGACGCCAGTAAGTTTATAGAACTCATTTATTAAATCGTAGTAATGCGGGTTCTGCTCTCTGGTAACTGTTTGAATTCGACATGTTCCGTCTACATGAACAATGGCTGGAATTTTGTCTTTCTTATCTTCTAAAACATCAACGGCATACATCATAAAGGGACTTTCCTCAAGACCCCTAAGATCAAACCACTCGTGGGCATAATCAAGAAGAACCGTACCCGCGAAGGGTCTAAACCATTCTCTCTTTTTAACCCTGTTTACAATGTCTTTTCCATCTCTAACTCTAGGGTCAAATAAAATACTTCTATTGCCTAAGGCCCTAGGTCCAGCTTCTGATCTACCTTGATATATGGCAATAATTTTTCCTTTTACAAGTTTGTTTGCCACCTCAGAACTAGATGTGTTTTTTACATATTTATTACTATCAATAACAGGCATTGGACCGTAATATACGGATTTTTGTTCTCTGATAGACATATCTTTTGTTTCCATGTGCCACGCTAATTTTGCGGCACCCATAGCTGTTCCAGAGTCACTTGATATAGGTTCTATATAAAGTCGTACACCTTTTGGGAGGTCTTTAAGATATTCGTAATTAGCAACACAGTTTAAAAAGAACCCGCCAGATAAACAAATATCTTTTACTCCTGTGCTTTCATGCCATTTAATAATTTGATCTTTTACATGTGTTTGCGTTGCTTTTTGTAAGGAATAGGCAAAATCAGCTTTATCTTGAAAATCGTTAAACTTGTTGTACCTCAACTCTCGATCCAATAAAGAGCTACCCACATAAAAAATATTAGTGTTTATTCTTCCGTCTACATATATGGGTGGAATGTTTTTATTTGATTTACCGTAAGACGACATGCCCATTACTTTACCTGCATCAAGGCCGTGAAAACCAAAAGCCTTTGATGTATCTTCAAACGCAAGCGCCTCTCCAAAATTATTTGTAACAGAAACACCTTCTTTTAGGTAGATAGGATCGGTTTTAAAGTTAACAAGAACCTCTTGATGTAAACGACTAAACTTGCTTGGATAAGACGCCTTAAACACAGACATTGTTTCTCTCCCAAAGGTGCCTTCAAGAAACATTGAATCATTTAAATAGACCTCAGATCCCATCCCATCTTTTACTATACAGAGAGCATTAGAAAACCCAGAGGAATAAAACGCAGATGCAGCATGAGTCAAATGGTGCTCCATACTAAAGTTATAAATTTTTATGTCTGAGTTAAAGAAAGTTTTACCAAGCCCACGAATAAAAGTAGTGTAGACATCTGTGCTTTCAAAGTATTCCCCGGGTACAGTTGGACCAAGACCGGCGATCGCTACAACATCAACATGGTCAACATACTCTTTTATTTTAGACAAGGCTAAAAAAGGATACCTGTCGTATTTAATATTAGATAGGCGTTCGTTGTCTATGTGGAAAAGTATTTCCCCATCTTTTATTAAACAAACAGAGGAGTTGTGGAATCTGCTTACTCCTACAACAATCATTTTGTATAAGTAATATAACTCTTTTTAGGTGTAGCGTTTGAAATTACATTTGGTTTTGCTACTCCTATTGAGTTTCTCTTATCCCACTTATACTCGGCATGCGGCCCGTTTACATCTACATAATGAAGGAAAGCTTGTACATGCCAGGATCCCTCTGGGGCCTCTAACTTTTCTCTCCAGTGATCTAAATCAATTCCTCGATAAATAGCCATTTGACCAGGCATTAGTTCGACAGGGGTACCATCTATGTATATAGGCCAAGCTTTTAGCTCCCCTTTAAAATCAAACTCAAAAGATATCGTTAAAGATATTTCGCATGAAGGCCTGTCAACATGGTGTTTTAATTCGTCTCCTGGGTGATAGACGCGGTAGTAAGAGTAAGTAGGGTATAGAGATAGCCCAGTATGTTTTTCAATCTCTGGTTGCAAATGAAGCAAGAGAGACTCCATCAAAGGATCGGCATAACAACTGTGAGCGCCCGGAACCTGTTGTTCACTTGTCTCTGGGCTGTAATTCTGCATTTCATCAAAAAGGGCGTATTGAGTAACCAAATTTATAATGTCTTTAGAAAGACCAGACTCAACAACACAGTACTTTTTAGTTTTAAAATCTTCGTTCATTTAATTGCCCTATCGTGAATCCAAGTTACTAAAGCGTATTTAGTTCCAGAAGTTACTGGATGAGCTATATGGGTGTAAGGATAAGTAGAAGGAAACAGTAACAGCATTCCCGGCTCTGGTTTTATTTTAACGCCAAAGTTTACAAACTCTACTTCGCCACCTTCAAATTCATCGTTTAAATAAACGATTGCAGAAATTGCTCTTCCAGTTTCAGTAGTCCCGTCCGCATGAGCTTTATACTCTTGACCTCCGCTGTACTTCAACATGTTGTACGGCTCATGTTGCATGTATTCAATATCATGTTTCCTTGAATAAGGAAGAGTTGTAGATAGCAAAAGGACATACATTTGATTATGTACTGTGTGAGCAACAGGGTTGTCGTAAGTTGATCCCGCTTCAGTTATTCCTAAATGATAATTAGTTCTAATATTTTGATGAATGCCTTGACCCATTGTTGTTGCTCTTGACCAAGCCATGCCAGAACCAATTTTGGCACATTCACCCTCAACCATTTCTATGGTCTCTTTTGGGTTAGGCCAAGCATTTTCAAATATATCAACGCAACCTGCCACGGTGGTAGAGGGCAATAGTTCTCCAGGAAATAGACCGTGTATTTGAGTAGCCATCAGTTTTAATGACCTTTCTGTAAGTACAGTGAGTATACTACTTTGCTATGAGATTTAAAACCACCCACAATATATTTAAGGACTTTGGCGAGTACTTTGATCCTAATTGGATGGATAGTGACAAGGTCATCCTTCCCCCTAAAAGAGATTGGGACTACGCAAGAGAGCTACAAATTGAAGATGTAGACATATGGGAAGTGGTTGCTGAGTACAGTGGAGGTTGGGGGGTATACGCAGCTTGGAGTCCTTACGCTGAATTTTATATGGTTCGTACAGGCTGGGAAAATGAACTAAAAGGAAAAGGGCTAGAAACATACTATGGGGCTGGCGCACAGCGGCAAGTCCAAGAAAGAATGAAAGAATTAGGGATGCACTTTGTTCTGCAAGAGCATTGGGTAGAGCCCGAAGATATGTGGCTTTACCAGTAGAATTAAAACATGCCGGCAGATTTTCCCTCATCCCCTTCCATAGGTCAACAATATACTTATGGTGGTCAAGCATGGGAATGGGACGGAAATGTTTGGCGAACTGTAGTAATATCTTTAGTTGGACCTACTGGACCAACTGGAGCTACAGGACCAACAGGACCTGTATCAACTGAACCTTCTACTGTACCGGGACCTACTGGACCTACTGGACCAACTGGACCAACTGGTGCAGGAGCAACTGGTCCTACAGGTGCAACAGGACCACAAGGTCCTATTTTTCAAAATGTCGATTGTGGAGATCCCACATCGATCTATGGTGGCGTTGACCCCGTTGATTGCGGAGGACCCTGATGGCAGTTAAAGTTCAATTTAGACGAGGCACTGCAGCGCAGTGGACATCTGCAAACCCAATTCTTTCACAAGGTGAAGCTGGTTACGAATACGATACTGGCAAATTTAAAATTGGTAATGGATCGCAAGCATGGAACTCGCTTCCTTATTCATCAGGTACAACTGGACCAACAGGACCTACTAATTCTTTAACAATTGGAACGGTATCAGCTGGACCCGCCGCAGCAACAATTACAGGTACAGCTCCAAATCAAACTCTTAATTTAACTCTTCAAACTGGTGCGACTGGATCTACTGGAGCGACAGGTGCAACAGGAAGCGTGGGTCCTACAGGCCCTACTGGCGCTACAGGAGCCACTGGTCCACAAGGTGTTGGTATTAATTTAATTGGTAGCGTTGCAACAGTAGGCGCACTACCTGCTGTAGGTCTTGCAATTAACGATGCGTATATCGTAGATGCAGACGGCGATCTTTATATATGGGATGGATCTGTTTGGTATAGCGCAGGACAAATTGTTGGCGCTACCGGCCCTACTGGTCCGCAAGGTAATACTGGCCCTACTGGTCCTACAGGTGATACAGGCCCAACAGGAGCCACTGGAGCGACAGGTCCAACTGGCCCTAACAGTGTTGTTACTGCTACATCACCAATTACATACGATAGCCCTACTCAAACTGTAGGTATTAATCAGTCTTTAATTAGCATCGCTAACACCCAAGTAACAGGTCTTGGTACCGCATCCACTCATAATGTCGCGGCTACTGGAGATGCCGGAACTAGCGAAGTAGTTAAAGGAAATGACACTCGTTTAACTAATGAGCGTACACCAGTAGATGGATCGGTTACTACTACTAAAATTGCAGACGATAATGTCACTAACGCTAAGCTTCAATACGACAGCGTAACTATTGGATCTACCTCAGTAGCTCTTGGTGGAACAGCCGCTACTGTCGCAGGTCTTACCCTAACCTCACCTACAGTCTCTGGTCTTTATCTGTCTGACTCCAGTATTACGGTTGAGGGATCTAGCGCTGACGCCTATGAAACAACTCTTAGCTTTACAGATCCAGTTGCGGATGTAACCGTAACAGTTCCTGCTGCAGATACCACTTTGCTTGGTAGCCATATTGCTACAGCAAAGGGAGATCTACTCGTGGCGACCGGATCTAATGCTATTACTAGACTTCCCGTGGGAACAGACACCTATGTCCTCAAAGCTAAATCCTCTACCTCTACAGGACTTATCTGGGTTGATGAAACCTCAGCCTCTGCCGGATCTAGAAACGAAGACCTCAGTGCAGTAGATGTCGCACCTCGTCAAGGTAACTGGAATGGATCTGTGGCTACAGGAAATGTCTACTTTACTTTCTTTACTCCTCGTTATGAAGTAACGGTTGATCAGATTCGTGTTGTAAGCGCGGCTACCGCGGCTACTGGAACTACTCTTGCTCGACTTGGTTTGTATACCTTTGACGGCAGTACTGCTACATTAGTAGCAAGAACGGCCTCTGATACCAGCCTATTTGCAAGCACCAACACTGCTTATGTTCGCAACTTTGATACCACTGGTGGGTATCCAGCAACCTATACCCTACTAGCGGGTCAACGCTACGCCCTAGGTGTTATCTGGGTAGGAAGCTCACCAGCTAACTTGTATACAGCGTTTGACCTAATCCCATCTGCAATGGGAGCGCTCTCTCCAAGAATGACAGGTTTGGTATCTGCTCAAGCTGATCTTCCAACTACCGCTTCATCCTTTACATCAAGTATCGTTGGAGTGTGGGGGAGGTTCGAATAATGCCACGTAGAAGTTTAGGTATTGATCCAGAAACTGGTGCTGAGAAGTTTGAAGTAACAGACGACTCTGGCGCAGTAATCGGATACGACTTAGTATTTTCTGAGTAATGAAGGTAGCGATTTATACAATCGCCCTTAACGAAGAACAATTCGTAGAACGCTGGTTTAGATCCGGCGAAGGCGCCGATTACTTCATGATCATGGACACAGGGTCAACTGACCGTACTGTGGAGAAAGCTTTAGAGCTTGGGATCAATGTTCACCAAGTAACTATTAAGCCATGGCGTTTTGATGACGCCCGCAATGCCGCACTCTTCATGCTACCTACAGATATTGATTACTGCATTGCTCTTGATATGGACGAGGTTCTACAACCCGGCTGGCGTGAAGAACTTGAGCGAGCGCACGAGCAGGGGATTACTAGACCCCTATACAGATTTATAACATCATGGCTTCCAGATGGAAGTCCTGGCACAGAGTTTGATGGTTTTAGAATCCATACTCGCTTTGGATACCGTTGGCGTTTTCCGATCCACGAAATACCTAGTCCCTATGGTATTGAAGAAAAACGCATGAAAATGAATTTTGAAATCCATCACAGACCAGATCACACAAAGTCTCGCGGACAGTACTTGCCTTTATTAGCCATGGCTGTTCATGAAGAACCGCATAGCGAACGAGCGTCGTTTTACTATGCAAGAGAACTTTACTTTCACGGTTTGTATAGTCAATCAGCAAAAGAATTTAAACGCTATTTAACTATGGCTTGGTGGTCACCTGAAAAAGCATCAGCTATGAATTACCTTGCTCGTGTAGAACCAGAGAACGCACCTTACTGGTGCGAAAAGTCTATTGCTGAATACTCTGGTAGCAGAGAGCCAATGGTTCTATTGGCGCGGCACTACTATGACAAAGACTGGAGCCTGTGCCTTGACTGGGCGCAGAACGCCCTTCTTATAAAAGAAAAAAGACTTGACTACATCGTTGAAGACTTTGCTTGGGGGCATGAGGTTTATGACTTAGCGGCGCTTGCTGCTTATAACTTAGGGCTTACAGAATTGGCTATTGAATACGGGCAGAAGGCAGTGGAGCTCAACCCCACAGACGAGCGGTTAAGCCGTAACCTAGTATTCTACAAAGCCAAGGAGAGCTAATGCCACAAAGATCCTTTGAGCCGGGTGGTCGGTTCTCTACTGACTGGGAACTTGACGAAGTAGGCACTGGCATAACTGTTGATGCAACTAATCCTTTTGGTACCTCTGCGGAGTGGTGGATCTACAACGATGTTTCCTCAACTAAAGATCCTATCTATGATGTTGAGCCAATCGGCAGTGGTCGCGTATGGGACGGCCCTTACGAACTACTAGTTATTAGCGCATCTATCACCCATGGTGTTAATCAAGCTAACCAACGAGGCTTCTACTCATCCGACTCCCTCAAGCTCACTGTAAACATTGACGATCTACAAGAAGTTAGCCCTGAGCTTTTCTTTGATGAACGCGGCTTTATCCGACCACAGATTAACTTCGCTAACAAGTATCGAGTGGCTTGGCAGGGTCAGTTGTATCGTCCGATCCAGACACAGACCCAAGGTTATGTCACTGACCGCGGTACAATTATTGTTCTCAAGTGTGCTCAGCTCATGCCTGAAGAGTTGGTCAACGACGCTCAGTTTGCAACTTACGCTCAGTCCTAGGAGGAACCATGGCGCAGGATAAAGTACAGAAAGTAATGAAGGAGTTCAAGAATAAAACCTTGAAGTCTGGCAAGAAAGGTCCTGGCAAAGGTCCTGTAGTCAAATCAAAGAAGCAAGCTGTGGCTATTGCCATGAGCGAAGCTGGAATGTCTAAGAAAAAGAAGAAATAACTATGCCTAAGAGAATCGGTCAAACCGCGGGAAAGGACCCAAAGAAGTCTGTAGATGTTGCCTTGACTGGTAGCAAATACAAAACTGGCGGCGCTAAATCCCGAAAAAAAGCTGGCGGAATTATCCGCAAACCTAAAGCCACTATCCGCTATAGAAAGAGCTCGTAATGGCAAAGACCTTGAAAGTTGCTGGGGTTAAACACACCGTCAAGAAAAACAAAAAGGGCGATGTTGTTGTAGACCACGAAGCCAAGGCAAAGGCTGGCAAGTGGGATAAGATTAACCTCACTAAAAAAGGTGGATCTAAAACAGTCAAAGAAGGCGTCAAAGCCGTCAAGGACTGGCACAAAAAGAATCCGCATAAGAAGGAGAAATAATGGCAAAGCAAGGTCCATGCTGGGACGGCTATGTCCAAGTTGGTTTTAAAATGAAAAATGGCAAGAAGGTTCCTAACTGTGTCCCAGAAGGATCCGGCAAGAACAAAGTCGCAAAACCCAAGAAACAGAAAGCAGGTAAGAAGTAATGTGCGCTACATGTGGTTGCATGGGTAACAAGAAGAAAGCCCCAGCTAAGAAGGCAGCAACAAAGGGATTATCTTCTAAGCAAAAGAAACTTGATACAAACAAGAACGGCAAGTTAGAAGGATCAGACTTCGCTGCTCTTCGTGCAAAGAAGAAGAAGTAATGTGCGCGACCTGCGGTTGTGGCCGTCCCAAGGACAAGCACGGGATGAAGACCCTCAAAGCGGCGAACAAGAAGTTTGCTGCAAAGAAGGGTGCGCCTGTAAAAGACAAGAAGAAGGGTAAAAAATAATGGGCTGCAAGAAAGATAACTGCAAGTGCTCCTGCAAAGTTTGTAAGGGAAAGCACTGATGTCCAAGACCCCTAGCTTCATGAAGGGCAAATACACAAAGTCTAAGGACGAAAAGATGGATGCCCGCCTTATGAAAAAAGCCGGCATCAAAGACAAGGACGATAAGGCTATGTTCGAAAAACTGGACAAAGCCCACGGCAAAAAGAAGAAGCCAAAGACCATAGCTGAGGATCGCAAGAAGGACGATGCGATTATCAAGAAGGTCAAGGCAAAAGAAAAGGCTGAAGAAAAAGCCGAAAAGAAGAAAGAAAAGAAGTAAGGCTAAGCCCCCGAAAGGGGGCTTTTGCCTTTATACTATTTTTGATTCCATGCGGGAATCAAAGTTCTACCCCTGCGCTGTACACGTGCCCTACTCCACAAGGAGACTGCGATGTTTGGTTTACCGAACCAACCAAAAGTAGATAAGCCTGATCAAGTTCTGTTTGCTAGAGAGATAGCAAAGAACCTTCCTGACAAGGACGACAGCACAAAACTTTTCTACGGCGCATTAGGGGCATATGTAGTAGGGAAGGCTTTGAAGCGTGATCGCAGAAACAAATGAAGTAGACGCGACTGTCTCTGACGCTGCCTTCTACCTAATCCCCGTATTGACTGACGAGCTTCAGTCCCTAGCCCTAGCCTCTAACTGGCCGGCTCGAGTAATTAAACAACTGACGGTTTCCTTTGATGGCGCTTCCCTTTACATTGACTACCCAGAAGAGGTAGCTCAAATAGTCCAGGATCTGGAGTACGGAAAAACTGGGCAGGTACCTAACTCGGTATTGAGATCTTTCATCTACAAGATCCAGCCGTTGATTAAAGAGTTTTATAAAGATCATGTCGCGTCCAACCTCTTTAACCTAGAGGAGATATATGCCTAATCCATTTGTTATTGCTGAAGACCTAGCCTTGAAAACCTACCTAGCTGGTATGACGGTCTCTGATGAAAAAAATATGGGAAGACCTGTTCAAGTGTGGTTTGGGTACCCAGATGTAGAAATACGTGACCAAAAGTTTCCTTTTGTCACCATTGATCTTTTAGATATCGTTCCAGCAAATGATCGACAGATCCAAGGTCGCCTCTCTGACGCAGACTATCAAGGAACAATCGCAGCAAGTGGATCGCTGATTTACACCTATGATGTCCCAGTGGCATATGACATTGTGTATCAAGTTACTTCACACTCGCGCCATCCACGCCACGATAGAGCTTTATTAATTCAACTACTACAAAAGTTTCCATCAAAGTACGGCAAGCTAGCTGTGCCAAATCAGTTAGGTACTGAGACGGCATACCGAAGTATGTTCCTTGATGGATATACAAAACTAGACGGAGTTGAGGAGGATACTGGCGGAGCCCGTCGTATTCTTCGCAACGCATTAACAGTCAGAGTGATAAGTGAGATGTCACCTTATGTGGCAGTCACCGCAACTCCAATTGTTGATGAAGTCTTTCTGGATAAGACGACTCCCCCTACTGGATACGAGATGGTCTAATACATGGGTACTCTGTTTAAAACTAAGGAGATAAACTAATGGCATTTCAACGCCCTGGGGTTTATGTACAAGAAGTACTAAATCCTATTCAATCAACAGTAGGGCCTAACTCCGATTCAGTTGGTGCTTTCATCGGCACTAACGATCGTGGACCTACTACACCAACACTGGTTACATCGTGGAGCCAGTACACAAATCTGTTTGGAACATGGAACACCACCGCAAGCAATAACTTGCCACTAGGTGTTTATATGTTCTTCGCAAACGGAGGAAGCCGCGCTTATGTTAAGCGTGTCGTAGGAGCTGGAGCCGCAACCGCAGTCCGTACTTTCAACGATCGTGCTGGAACGCCTTTGGCAACGCTTCGCCTTAATTCTAAAAACGAGGGTACATGGGGTAACAGCATTAACGTTACTATCTCTAACTCTCTAACAACAGGTAAGTTTGATCTTACTGTTTATTACGGTGGAAACACTGATGCTGAAATTGTAGAGAAGTTTACTGATCTAAGCATGACCCCTACAGATACTCGTTTTGCAGTTTCAGTTATTAATGCTGGTTCGGTATATGTAACAGCAACAGATCTAGGATCTGCTACTACAGGTTCTGATAGAAACCCATCTGTTGTAACTAACCAAGCCCTAAGCACTGGTGCTAACGGATCTACCGTTGGAAACATTACAGACTTCTCTGGATTTGATGTAATTAATCAGTCTTTGATTCTCAATGTTCCCGGCGTAACCGCTGCAACTACTATCAACGCTGCTATCTCATACGCTGAAAGCAGAGATGATGTCTTTGTTGTTATTGACTCAACTAGTGCTACTGCGGCAGATGCTTTGACACTTGCTGCAACATACACACCAACCTCATACGCCGCGGTTTACTACCCACCTCTCGTTATCTCTGACCCAACAGTTGGTGTTGGAGGAGCAAGCGGTCAAACAAAAACCGTAGGTGCTGGAGCAGCTTTAGTAGGTATTTATTCAACTACTGATGCTTCTCGCGGTGTCTTCAAAGCGCCAGCAGGACTACAAACCAGAGTTGCTGGAGCAGTTTCAGTGGCAACACTTACTAATACAGAGCTAGATAGCTTGAACTCAGCAGCAGCCCCAGTTAACGCAATTAAGTATGTTCCAGGATCAGGCATTGTCGTTATGGGTTCACGCACTCTTAAGACTGGATATGTTGACAAGTATGTTCCAGTACGCAGAACTCTTATTTACCTCCGTAAGGCACTCACAGATCTCACAGAGTTTGCGATCTTTGAGCCAAACGATGAGGCTCTATGGCGTCGTATCAACGCGACTGTCAGCGGATTCTTAACAGGCTTCTGGTCACAGGGCGGTCTTCGTGGAGCGACCCCGCAACAGGCGTTCTTTGTTAAGGTTGATGCAACAAATAACCCACAAGCATCTATTGATAATGGAGAAGTCCATATCGAAGTTGGTGTGGCACTACAGCGTCCAGCTGAATTTGTTGTTATCAAGATCGGTCAATTTGACGGTGGAACCACCGTTACTGTGGCGTAAAGGAGATAATCACACATGCCAAACACAACAATCAATCGCTTCTCTACCCTAGCGACAGATCCGTTACGCTCGTTTCGATTCTATGTTGAATTCGAAGTAGTTGGCCGTAACGGAGAAACTGTATTTGATGATCGTATTAAGTCATCAGATGCGGCAGCTAGCACTTCTGGTAAGTCAGTAGGCTGGGCAGGAGGCTTTACAAATATCAGTGGTCTTAACATCACCACTCAATCAATTCAATACCGTGAAGGCGGCTACAACACCACCGTACATCAAGTACCTGGTATGACCACTTTCAGCCCAATCACAATGCAACGCGGCGTCCTATACGGAAACGACCAAGCAATCACATGGATGCGTGGTTTGTTTGCTGCGGCTGCTGGTGATGGTCTAAAAGTAGGCTTAGCCGAAAAGAAAACCTTCCGCGTCAATCTAAAGATCTGGGTTATGGATCATCCAAACGCTGGACCTACAGATGCAAATGTCCCTCGCATGGGCTTCAAAGTACACAACGCTTGGATCAGTGGATTAAACTACACCGATCTAAATGCTAACGATGGAGCAATCTTGTTTGAATCCATGAGCTTGGTGCACGAAGGTTTGTCAGTATTCTTTACTGATACAGGCTTTACACCAGTCGAAGGTGGAGCAAAGGGATAAGTAGTACAAGCGTAATAACCAAACAATAGGGAGTAATAAACCGTGACTGAAATCATTACTGATGCGGAACTAGTTAATCAATACGCAAAGAAGGCTCTGGAGGAGCCCGAGGCAGAAGTAACAACTCGGGCTCCATCCGACTCCGAAGTAACTTTACCGGGTGGTTACCTAACCCCAAGCGGTGTTGTTCGCACCGCTGAAGTTAGAGAACTAAACGGAGAGGACGAGGAGATTGTTTCAAGAACCGGGTCAACAGCTAAAGCGCTCAACGCTTTACTGGAACGCGGTTTAGTTAAAATTGGAAACGAAGAGGTAACTCGGGATCACCTAGACCAGCTACTATCCGGCGACAGAGATGCAATTCTCATAGGCATCAGGACTATTACATTTGGCAGTGAGCTGAATGTGACAGTTAGATGCGGTAATTGCAGCCAGCAACAACAGGTAGTAATTGACCTGCTAACTGATGTTCCATCAAAGGAACTAAAGGATGCGGTCAATGACCGAAACTGGGTTGTAGAAACAAAGAAGGGCACCGTAACCGTAGCGCTACCTAACGGTATTGTTCAAAAGAAACTTATGGACAATATTGATAAGACAGCCGCTGAGGTAAACACCATTCTTCTTTCTGGTTGCATTACATCTATTAACGGGGCTCCATCAGTAGGCGCTCGAACTGCTTTATCACTTGGTATGGCAGATCGAAACAAGATTATTGATGAGATCCTGAACCGTAACCCAGGCCCACGCCTTGGGGAGGTGAAGAAGACTTGTCAGGCATGCGGTGAGGATATTCCTCTACCGTTAAGTTTGACCGACTTGTTTCGCTTATAGCAAGCAAGACTACGAACATCTTCTTAACCAATACGAAGTTCTAACTAGAACCTTTAGCGGATGGACGCTATCGGAGATTAGGAAGCTTTCTTATAGAGAGCGCCTCAACTGGTTAGACCGAGCGCAACGTTATAGCAGAAGAGGAATTAGCTGATGGATAGCAAAGATCGTTTGGGGCTAGGTGGATCAACCCGAGCGTCTTTTATTGTTGACCTCAAAAACGGCATAGTTGATGCTCGTCAAGAATTTAGACTTTTTAAGCAAGAGCTTCAAGACGCCACCACATCTGCCCAACGCTTTAGAGATGCTATGTCTAGCATCAAGATGGGCGGTGGCGGTGGTGGAATTGGTGGAAGCTCAAATCAAGTTGCACCGGATCCAGAATTTACTCCACCAGCAGGTCAAGCCGCAATAGGTGGAGGTGGAGGCGGAGGCGCTCAACCACCTGCTCTTACTGGCGGTGGCGGTGGCATGGTCCCATACAGTCGAGGTGGGACAGTAGTTGCATATACTCCTGATATTTCCACTACAGGCGGTGGTGGCGGTGGCAGATTTACAGGTGGCACTAACCTCACAGACTTTATAAAAGAAAACCCTGCTGCGGGCGCTCTATTTGCCGGCGCAGCAAGCGGAGCTTTGTTCTCTGCGTCTGATGCAGTAGAGGCTCAACTTCTCATGCAACGCGCCGCGTTCTTTAACTCTGCTGGTCCTAGCGGTAGAAGACTTACATCTGGCAAAGAGGTTCTCATGGAGAACCCAATGATTGGTGGAACATACGACTTTGAACGTATGCGTCAATTACAAGAACGAATGTCTTATGAAGGCACGGTTCTTGACAAGATGGATGCGATGCGATCTTTGGTCGCCGCTCAAAGCTACGGCATCACTGGGCCTAACATCACTCAAGCTGGTGGTCAATTTGGTAGCGTCGGTATGGGCGTTGCTCAAGTATCCAACCTTCTTCCCGGCATCGGTGCCGAAGGATCAATGCGAGCCTTTGGCGCAATGCAACAGGGACGCAATGTAAACATGCTTCGCGGAATTGGTATTCGTCTTCGTGATGAGCAGGGCAACCTAAAGCCACCTGATCAGATCATTGACGACCTCTGGAAAAAGATTTGCCGCGACTACGCACGAGCTTACGGCTCAGATAGAAAGCCGTCTGAGCGCGAAGTCCTTATCGGCTTACAGCCTGGTAACTCTATGGACTCCATGCTTGATATGTATTTTGGCAACGATCCTATGGCAAAACAGTTAGTTGCTAACGGTCTTTTGTTTAAAGCAAAGACTGGTGGCGGAGCTATTACTAAAGAAAACATTCAAGAGTTTGGTGGAACTACTGCTGCTGTTAGTGCGTTCAGCAAGAGAAATGCCGCTGCCGCTCAAGGACTTGGTCAAGTGGCAAACGCTGGAGCTATTGGCTATGAACAAGCGGCTCAAAGCTTGACGATGCTTGGTCAGTTCATGAACATGCTTGATCGATTTACAGGTGTTCTACAGTTGGCTACTCGCGGAAATGCTTTTGTGACCACGCTAATGGGATCTGGAAACGATTTCCTAACCAAAATCTTAACGATGCTATTAGGCATTAAAGGAAAAGCTACTGGTGGTGGAGTAAGCGATAAGGTTCCCTATGTTGTTGGTGAAGAAGGCCCAGAATTATTTATTCCGAAAACCGATGGAACAATCATTCCTAATATGGATAACAAAAATCCATTTAGGCACCATGGTGGAAGCGTAAAAGATACAGGTCCAAATTTAAGTAAACAAGATTGGGCTAGAGCTTTAATCACAAAGCTAGGTGGATCGCCAACAGACGCTAATATGGCTGCTGTTACATCATGGATGGATCAAGAAGGTGGGCACTGGAATAACTCTGCTGGCTACAACCCACTTAACACTACTCGCATTCTACCTGGCTCAAGTCTTATGGATGCAGGACCTGGAAGATCTCACGGAGTACGGCACTACACCAGCTGGAATCAAGGTCTAGAAGCAACTGTATTAACGCTGACTGAAAAAGCAAAAGAACGAGGCTACGACAAGATCGTTAATGCTATCGTCAGCGGAAAAGATAAATCTAGAATTATGGATGCGGTTTACGCGTCTAAGTGGGGTACGGGCAAAGGTGGTGGAGGAACCACAAGCGCTGAAGATGTTGCTACATTCTTTGGTGTTGATCCTGCATCTCTTGATGCTAAGACACTAGCTGAAGTTAATAAACTTCTTAAAGATCCACAGTACGCAACTCAAGTAAAAGATCTTAAGTCTTTTATTAATCAAGGCGCTAGCGCTGCGGGCGGTATGGGTATGCTGACAAGCGCCCTAAGCTCTGGCGGGGTTACCCACAACTATGGCGGAGTAGTTATAAATGTACTTGGTGACAACGCTAAGAAAATTGCTGAGACTATTAAGAAGATGTTCTCAGATGAGAAGATACTAGAAAAGGCGGCGAGTAAGTAATGGGATATTTAGACGCTACCAACTACGGCTCATACAACCAAAAAACATCTGCCGCTAATTCAACTAACTCAACCTCTACAGGTAATAAGCGTTTAACTAAAGTACTTAACGGTAAAACCTATACCGAACTAGATCTTATTGAAGCTGGATTAAAAGGTGGGTTTACTAACAGAAATATTGCTTTGTTGTTGGCATTAGACGCTGATAAGGCTCAAGAAAAACCAAACTCAAATGATGTAGTTACCACAGCAAAAAATAATTGGACGGCTTCACCTAAAGACTACAAGTTTAACTTGCCACCTCATCAGTGGAGTATCCCGCTACGACCAGTTGAAGTTGATTCAACTATAGTAAGCGGAGCTAATGGATCTGGAACATCTTTCCATGGTCTTCGTCGTGGTCGTATTTGGTACTGGAACACCTCTGGCGACATCACTCAAATTGACTCATCTACTGGAGAAACTGTAACCGCGGCTGAAAAAGTTGCTGGCACAAAAGTCGTTGGCGGAAGCGAAATTAACTTAGAAGATAGAAAGTATGCTTTCCAATTCTTATGGAACCCAGAATCAATCTCTGTAAATGTTGCTAGAAATATGGACATCACCCCGTCTGCTGCGGATGCTCTTCGTGTAGTAACAGGTGTGTTTCCAGGTCAAGAGACGGTTAGCTTAAACCTTCTTCTAGATAGAACTAATGACTTTGCCTGTATCAAGCATGCTTCACAGGGCACCACTTCTGACTTAAAAACTTTTGAAACCTACTACCTCAATAGATACCCAAACGAACTAAAGCAAGACTTTGCTACAGAGATGGATGCCTTACTACGGCAAGGAACCCTCTATGATCTTGAATATTTATTTAGAGCAGTAAACGGATCGGGATTCATTGGACCTGATGGCAAACCCGGCTATTACACCAACCTACTAAACAGAGTAACCGCCAATATTGGTTATTTACAGCCAACGCTTCTAGGTATAGAACTTGGACCTACGCAAGATAATCTTTCCTATGTTGGTTGGATCTCTAACCTTTCTATGAACCATACTAAGTTCACAGAGACCATGATCCCGCTTCAAACACAAGTTTCAATCTCTATTGAATGCTTCTCTGGATCCGGAATAGGAGCTAGCAAGTAATGGCTATCTTTAAAGGCTCTCGCTACGAATACTCAACAGTTGATTACTTTTCTATTACGCCTGACGGCGCAGAAAACCCTGTAGTGTTCTATCAATTTTCACCCCTTGGTTTAGTTCGCTATTGGGTTCATGAGTATGTAAAAGGCGAACGCTTGGATCAAATTGCGGCTAAGTACTATGGCAAACCAGAGTTCTGGTGGATTATTCCAGAGTACAACCCAGAGCTAGAAGACATTACGGATATCCCAGCGGGAACCCAATTAAGGATTCCTAATGTTTAATTATGTAAAAGTTAAGTTTCCAGAGTCTCCTTCAGTACAGCCTTCATTTGTGTACTCGGCTACCCTAAAACAAAACCGATACTCTCACGAAATTATGACAATAACCTTTAGAGATTGGGATCTACCCTACGAGGTTGTTGAACCAAATAGCCCAGTTAATGTAACCATGTACGGCCCAGGTAAAAGACGAGAGTTCTACGGATATGTTCATCACATTGCACCAGAGCAGACACCAGGCAAAAACTTTGTAACAGTAGTTTTAATTGGTGCGTCTTTCCTTATGAAACGACAATCACAAAAGATTTATAAGAATGCAACAGCTGATCGGGTAGTTAGAGAAATTGCAAAGAAGCACAACTTTGTTTGCTATTCAGTACCTCACCCAAGAGTTTTCCCACAGATATCTCAAACTGGTCACAGTGATTGGGAGCTTATGGTCAGGCTGGCAAAGCAATGTGGTTATACGCTTAGAGCCACCAACACTGAGCTTTACTTCCAGCCAATCCTTGAAGACTATACAAAGTACAGAGCTGAAGCCCCTCGATTTGTAAAGAAGCCAACATCTAGTTTGGATGGTACAACCATCTATTCATTCAATCCAGTTATTGGAGAGACTATAGAGTTTGACGACGCAAGAAAAGCGGCAGTGGCCGTATCCGGTGTAGATGTCCTTACTGCTAGCCAAGTATCTTATACAAAACAGAAAGCAAATAAAAAAACTAGAAAGAAAAAGAAGTCGGAGATCCTTGATCAATTTGATACCGTGTCTGTAGCCCCGAGTCTTGATGTTGCTAAGTACGAGGCGGAAGCTGCTGAAGCTAGGAATGCGTTTCCTTATAGAGCTAAGGTAGAAGTCATTGGTGATCCAACCCTACGACCAGATTTCCCTGTTTATTTAGATGGTCTAGGTCAAACCTATTCTGGTTTTTGGACAGTGTTGTCTACAGAACATGTCATTGTTGAAGAGGAACTAAACAGGCACCGCTATACAACTATCCTTGAAGTTGGAACGGACTCACTAGGAAAGGCAGACAGATGGACGGATAGCAAAGAGATCCTGTCTCCCGACTACCTACCCCAAAGAACTTTAATTCCTAATGTTAAACAAACAAAAGTAGCGCCTAAAACTCAATTAAAGAAAACTGGTAGACGGTCTACTCCTCAGACAGAAACCTCATTTGGATCGGTAAACAATAGGAGTCGAGCCGCATCTGTTTCTGCTCCAACATGGAAGTCAGCTACCTCTACCTTAAGCACCGTGATACCTCAAACTACAAAGTCCTCCGCAGTTATTAATAGATTGAGCAGGGTTGCTCGATGAGTATTGACAGCCCAGACAAAAGGTTTTACGGCATCTACCGTGGCTTTGTTTACAGTTCCAGTGATCCGGAGAATCAGGGACGTGTACAACTTGTTGTACCACAGGTTTTAGGAAGTGAAGTGACTGAGTGGGCTTACCCAGTCGGGGGAGCCATAGCTCAAAAGAGTTGGCCTTACGGAACTTTCTACACCACTTCTGATCAAGCCATCGGGGTCAACACAGCTACAGTAGTCAATAACTGGATAGAAGCCGATACCAGTAAATCGTATCTTGATGGGACACGAATCTATGTAGAAGAGACTGGCGACTACTTTGTACAGTTCTCTGCCATGTTTATTAAAACTACCGCTAACTCTGGTACAGCTAGCATGTGGTTTAGAAAAAACGGAGTAGACATTCCAGACAGCAATACCAAAATCACATTAGCTGGAAACAACTCAGAAATCACCATGACTGTCAGCCTTATTTTGGATCTGGAGGCAAAGGACTATATTGAATTTGTATCCTCTGCTAACAGCACTAATACCTTCCTAAGTCACGACAACGCGGGGGTTGGCCCAGCGGTTCCAGGTATAATTGCTACATTAAACTTAATTGGTAAATGGAAACCCCAACCCAGCCAAGGGGTGTGGGTTATGTTTGAAGGCGGAGATCCTAACTTTCCGCTCTGGATCGGAGGAAGCTAATGGCTCAAAAAGCTATCTCATTGCCTTTTTCTTTTGACGCGTCTGGGGCTGTTGCGTTTACAAGCGATGAGGCAAAGGTTTGGCAAGATCGAGTAGTCCTTATGTTGATGACTCGTCTTGGCGAGCGCATTATGCGCCCTACATATGGAAGCGAAATTCAAACCTATCTATTTGAAAACGATGAAGGGGCTGCGGCATCTATAAGGAAGTCTGTCTCTGCCGCTTTCAGCAAATGGCTACCTCAACTTCAATTACTTAAAGTTGATGCCTACTCAGATAAAACAGATGGGTACTTAATGATCGAGGTCTTTTACAAATATAATCCTCGTCAAAATGAGCAGAGAGTAAAACTAAAAACGGCTATCCTTACCAGAACTGGTGAGGTTATTTTGGAGGTAAGCGACTGATGGCAAACTATATTCCGCAAACGGATTACACATCCCGCGACTACGAATCAATTCGTCGCGATGTTATAAACCTTATTCCAGAATACGCACCTGAGTGGACAAACCGCGACCCAGCCGATTTTGGTATGACCATCCTAGAGGCATACTCTTACATGGGCGACCTGCTTAACTACTACATTGATAGAGCGGCTAATGAAGCGTTTATCACAACAGCTAGTCAACGTGAAAGCGTTCTTCAATTAGCTCGTCTACTTAGTTATAAGCCAACAGAAGCTACCGCATCAACGGTGACTTTGACTTTTAAAAACTCAACAGCTAGTCCTATTACAGTACCTGCTGGAACTAAAGTTTCTACCACTACAGTTATAAGTGGTAACACTACTCGTATTGTTTTTGAAACTGACACCGCTGTAACTGTCCCAGCAAAAGTTGGAATTGTTGATGGAGCAGCAACTGTGTTAGCGACTCAAGGTGAAACGCCGGATCCAGAAACTATTGGTACATCTAACGGACAACCTAATCAGCTCTATCAATTATCAGAGTCTCCTGTAATTAATGGAAGCACTTCTGTAACTGTTGGTGGAGTTGAATACACGGAAGTTCCGTACCTTATTGATTATCAAGGGTACGATCCTGTTTACACGACTGTAACTAATGCTAATGGCGTCACTTATATTGTTTTTGGTGACGGAGTAAGCGGTCGTATTCCTCCCAATAATGCTGAAATTATTTGTACCTATCGCGTAGGTGGAGGCATACAGGGCAATGTATCCGCAAACACAATAAAGTTTATTGAAACTAATCAAGTTAATGGACTCTCTGTACTTAACCAATATGTATCTGCTACAAATGATGGATCAGCTACTGGCGGAGCAGACGCAGAATCAACTGACTCAATCCGTATCAATGCCCCCCTTAGCACTAAATCATTAAACAGAGCTGTATCTATCTCTGATTATTCTGCTCTCACTTTACAGGTAAGCGGTATCGCAAAAGCAACCGCTATTGCAGATGTGTATACCAGTGTTAATGTGTTCTTTGCTCCGTATGGAGACAAAGGAGTTGAGAATGACGGGACTACCCCATCTGCTGTCTTTAATGCGTTAAAGACAGATGTCACAGAATATCTAAAAGATAAGATCCCAGCTAACACTACAGTTACCTTCCAACCACCTAGCTATGTTGGTGTTAATATAACCGCGGCTATCACATGCTTACCTCAATATCGTCAGAGCACTATCCAAGCTTCTGTGGAGTCAATCCTTAACGAACTATTAGACTTTGACAATGTGTTGTTTAACGACAGAATCAGCCTACAAGATGTTATCTCTGCAATCAGTTCTATACCGGGCGTTGCTTATACACAGGTAAGCAAACTAGTAAGACAAGATCAAGATGTTACTAGAACTATTACTAACAAAGCTCTGACTTCTTCAGTAGCAACTTTAACTACAAGTGCGGCGCACGGGTTTACCGTAGGTCAAACTGTAAAAGTTACTGGCGTAGATGCGACATTTGATGGAACTTTTATCATCACCGCAGTTCCTACTACCACTACTTTTTCTTATGCTTTAGTAGCGGCTAACGTAACATCGGCTGCCGCAACCGGTCAATCAACTATCCTTACGGTTAGCGACATCATCTGTGGTGTAAACGAAATACCAGAAGCAAATGATATTACCCTTACCCTAAGTGGAGGAATCCTCGTCTAATGTCACGTTACGGGTTAAACTATTACAACTTAGCTTATTACGGTCCAGACAACCCCGTAAGTTTTGTTGCTACAAATTTTACTGCTGATCCTACAGACTACGGAACTATTCAGCTCTCTTGGAATAGCGCTGCGGGTGAGTGGTCAAAAGTAAGACTTGTAAGAAACCCGTACGGATTTCCAGTTAATGCCTTTGATGGTGATGTACTTGTTAACGCTGCAAAAGAAACCGATCCTACTAACTACCTAGATCAAAACCTTCTGCCAGGATCTTTTTATTATTACTCTCTATTTGTATTTGAGCTTACTGCCTACGCATGGGTAAGAGCATCTAACGTTATTGGTTTGTCTGTAAAAGATTATAACTATAGAAATAAAGTCTACGATTCACTACCAGACATTATGAAAATGGAACAAATTTATGACGCGTCTGGAAGCTTGAACAATCAAGACCTTTATAACTTTGTTTCTGTTTTTGGTTTTGACTTAGATAGAACCCACACACTAATTGCTTTGCTTGAAGACCGATACAACCTAGAGCGCGTCAGCGGTCTTTTAATTCCATACTTCTTAAAACAATTTGGCATCAACTTTGAGCCAGAGGTAGGACTCCAACAAGCCAGAATTATCCTTCGAGATGCCATTGAAAACTTTAAAAAGAAAGGTAGTCAAGACGGATTAAGAAGCTTTATTAAATCGTTTACTGGTTATGGAGTGCCGGAGCCACTTGCTGGAACTCCAAACCCAAGCACAGACGGAGTACTTGTAGGTAAAAACTTATTCCTTGATTATAACGATTCTTCTTTTGAAGAGTCCAAAGGTCATTGGATCTCTTCAGATTCTACAGCCACTATAAACAGCTTAGTAAAAAAAGATGTGACGCAAATATCCGTTACTGCTAGCGTTGCTAAGTTAGTTATTGGAGCGCATAACTACAAAGTTAATCATAAGGTAACAGTAAGCGGTAGTCCATACCCAGCATTTAACTCTAGTTTGCCTTTAACAATTACAGCGGTGGATGCAACCTCAATATCTGTTGCGTCTACTATTACTTCTTTTGCTGCTCAATCTGGATTCAATAAAGTTACTGAGGCTTACACGCAAGTAGCTCCGTACCCAGCTCCTTATGCCGAGGCTACCGCTCCTACAGGCTATCCAAATAAACAATCTGGAATTTTATCTGTGCGTAAAACCACGGGCACTGGAAATACAACTATTGAGTGCGGGGACGATAACCCGATCCTTAAAGGAATTCCAATTACCGCTGGTCAGCAATATACCTTTAGCACTTACGCATCTTCTGTTGGTACTGTCAGAGGAATTGTATTGAAGATAAAGTGGTACGACCGCCTTGGAACTTTGATTTCTACAAGCACTGGATCTTCTACTACAACAGTATTAAATGGATTCACCGCTCGACCAACGGTTACCGCTACCGCCCCAGCTAACTCATACTTTGCAGTCCCCGTTATTCAAATAACATCTGCTGATAGTGTAGCCACAGAACATCATTATTTTGATGGAGCGCAATTTGAAAATAGTGCCACAGCCACTGCCTTTGAAGAGGCTAGACAACTTAAGTTAACTTTAAAAGCCACAAGAATTAATGAATTAAAAAACCCACACTTTGCTTCCCCAATAGCTCCTTGGAACATTACCGATGGATCTGGGTCAATAAATGTTTTAGCACAAGAGCCTGACTCAGATGTGTACACAATTACGCACTACACCGTAGACTCAAATGTGGTGAGAATAGAAACCTCTGTAAGTCACGACATAGAAGCCGGATCTACCATTGTTATTTCTGGTTTAGGTTCTCCTTACGACGGAGCGTTTACTGTGGCAACTACTGGTATTAATACCGTAGATTCTCTGCTCAACTCTCTTACCTTTACATACGCCCTAACCACAGCCAATGTTCCGCGAACTACAGTATCGGGCACGGCGTATAGATCAGGAACTTCTTTACGAGTAAGCGCAACTGGATCAACAGTGCTTATTGATTCCTATACAACTAATGCAGACTACATGGATATCCACTATCCAAATACTTCTTATGCGTTTAGTGTCTATGCTCAAATTCTTGGCGGAGGTCAGGAAGAAGTTACCCCAGAGATCATTTGGTACAACAGTTCAAAGACCCTTATTAGCTCTAGCATAGGAACTGAGTACACAGTCACAGCTTCAGGAACATCGTGGAATCGTCTTTCATTAATCGCAACCGCGCCAAGTAACGCGGCGTATGCTTCAGTGCGACTTACATGGCAGGTCATTGACGGAAGTACCCTTGGACTAGATAAAGCTCTGTTTGAAAATGTTGGCGTGATCTTGCCTTACTTTGATGGTGACTACGGCCCTTGCGACGGTACAGATCTTTTCTGGGAAGGAACGGCTAGTGCCTCTAGAAGCCACCTATACAAAAATAGGTTTGCTATCCAGAATCGACTCACCACAGATCTGTTGAGTGAGTACCTAACCTTAGGCTCTACTTTTGCGATTTACTTAGCACAGCCAAAAACATAGTAGTATTTGGTCATGCTTGACCTAGTCTTGATCGGTATGTTTACCGCGTTTTTGTTAGCTGTAGTAGAGCCATTGGTAAGTTTGATATCTATTTTTATCAACACCAAGATAGTAAACGCAGTCTTTTCTTTGCTGTTTGCTTGGCTGGCAAATTGGTTAGTTGGCTACGAAGATATAAAAAGTCTCATATTGTGGACAGTAGCTGGCGGGTTTCTTGGCAATGCTTTGCTTGCTGGGGTGGAGCGGATTGCGACATACCGGCCAACCATTATTAACCCATCCAACTAGAATCGTGTAGTGTGTGCCTCCCCTAACAAGGAGGTCCTATGGACAATTACTATGTGCTAGTAACTGGTAACGGTAAAACCAGTCGAGCAAACATTGAAGCTTTGCTTGAAGATCATTACTACAAAAACGGTAAATCCGGAACAATAGTTGTCGCGTATGAGACTAAGCCAACGCCCGAACAGGTCTACGCAATTCAGTTCTCAAAAGACAAAGACAAAGAAATTCTGTTATTTACTACCGAAAGCGGTAGGTTTGACGGAGCGCCTAGTGCCAGTGTGGAGCTAAGCTCCGATCCACTATCTAGCGCCGTAGATTTTTTACGCGGACTAAAAGCTTCCGCATTCCTACTCTGGTCTGACGAAGATTCAGGATGCCAAACAAGCCTAGCCCTATGTAAGGATGCTGGGATACCCTGCTTTGATCTGACCGAAGGGCTACTCCCCTTAACCCCTTCATCTGACCTTAAGCCTGTGGCTGCCCCAGTAATCCCTAAGCAAGAGACTTTAGAAAAAGACGAGGAGGACGAAGACGAGGATGAGGAAGAAGAAGAAGACGACGAAGGCGAAGACGAAGAGGACGAAGAAGAGTACGAAGAAGTGGACAATGTCTATTTCGGTATCGAAGCCATCGCGAAAGTCTTTGCCAAAGCCTTCGCCGAAGAACTAGAAGCCCGCAAAAAGGGCACAGGAGGCCCGCAGGAATGATTTCATGGAGGGCATTAGGTCTCTACATGTACCTAGCCTCTACGGGCTCCAGGATCAATTCTGAGACCCTTGCTGGGTTAGCCAAAGAAGGCGACAAGGCGGTCAGGGCTGCCCTAAACGAACTGCGTGAGGCAGGTATTTTAAAGACCCATAAGGAGAGAATTGGGGGCCGTATCATGACGGTCAACATTCTAGTAGAGCCCGAATACTGGCCGGCAGAAACAGGCGGCCTGATCCTTAAGGTACTAAGAAATAGTAATAACTACGTTATAAGTAATTTCTACATAAGTAATGCAAATATCCCGGCGGAGCCGGGAGAGAAAGAAAAGTTTTTAAAAGTAAATCTTGAAGGAGGCACTATGTCCGATTTCCCTGCCGCGTATGACCCCGATGATATTGATCAGGCTCGTCGGCGAGCTGACAAGCTTAAGTACGACCAGAAGGCTGAGCAGAAGAACCAGCGTTACGAAAAGGCTATGGTCAGGCGGAGCCCCGATCCATCCAAGTGGTCAGTCACAGACAGTGCCTACGAGTTTGCTTCAAGGATGTTAGATCTGTTTCATGTGTTGCCTTGGCATATTGGCGAGAGTCGTTTCCGCATCGCCCTAGCCAATGCTCGGTCTTTGTACGGCACCAACGGGTACTACGAGAACTTGATGTACGAGAAGTTCTTCAAACAGATCTCACATAATAAGAAGATCAATGACCCAGAAATTATCTGGAAGATGTTTATCAAACAGTTTGGTAGTCTTCTTGCCGATATCAGATTGAGCGAGGTTACTCAAGAAAGAACAGAAGCCGCTACAGTTCAATCAGAGAAATCAATTGATCGACTCAAGCAGTTTGCAGAGGAGGAAGGGCTGTAAGTGTATAAGTTAACTGACCTGCAATTAGTTCGTAAGTCTTGGGTAAAGGTAGCTGGGATACCTAGCGCTCGCGTCGGCTACTTGCTATCAGATTGCACTGACCTAACTCAAAGCGACATTGATAAAGTAAAGATGTGGTTACGGGTAGTAAAAGCAGGGGCAGTTATAAAAGCTTTAGGTAAAAAAAGTTGTGGTCTTGGCATGTTGATCTATGGAAAGCCAGGTATAGGTAAAACTACTTTGAGCTTAGCGATTATTCAAGAGCTATTGACCAAGCTTCCTTTAGAGTCTTTTGCTCCTACAGACGGCAAGATCTTATTGCGACCTTGCTACTTTGCTACTTACAACGATGTGCTTGATCTAAAGGGTCGGACGATGTCCGATGACCCAACAGAAGAGGATACCCTTTTGTGGGACGGAGTTCTTGGCGAAGCCAAAGACGATGCCTATAACATCCGCGTTCTTGTTATTGATGATGTGGGTAAAGAGCATGCCTCCCTATCAGGCTGGCAAAAAAATCAACTTCATCATGTTTTACGCACCCGATTTAACAACGGATTGCCTACTATAGTTACCACTAACATCGCTCGTGAAAATTGGGATGGTTTATATGGTGACGCAACGGCAAGTTTTGCCAAGGAGGCTTTCACCTATCTGCCTATTGATCCAACACGAGGGGACTTACGATGAGAGAAACACCCATGCTTGACGATGCTAGATTAGTTCAAATCTTTTTACCAAACACCAATACTTCTGGTACTGGCATCTATGAAGTTTCTTATGGAGAAAAGAGTGGCAAGTACTATTGCACTTGCCCCGGCTATGTAAGCCGATCTAGTTGTAAACACATCAGGTTTGTAAAGGCTAGAGTTGAAGCTAACCAAGGTAATGGTTACCCTTTAGAGATCTCCAGTCGAGCCACAGCTGAAGACGCAGAGAAAGCTCGCAGATCAAATAATGATTTCCGCGATTTCATAATTAAGTTTGGAAAAGTAGAGGTCATTTAGTTGCGTAAGGGAGACATTAGTAATGATCTCCCGAGAAGAATAATCGTAACTACAGATACATTCTTAACGGTTGAGGTCACTGTACAAAAAAAGCTCAGGATATTTCCTGTGCCTAAAATTGATAAGAAGATAAACCGTCAGTTCTTAAGTTGGTTGTACTTATACACAACTAGAACTGGAACAACCCTTGAGTTAATTTCTTATGATCTATCTGAAGAAGATCTTAAATCTTTGGTAGATACACTTGACGAAATAGGGGGCAACCCATTTAGATACTACACCTCTTACGGGAAAGTAGAACAGCTCGTTAATGAACTACCTTACCGACCAGAGGTGTTAGGTGTGTTAGATAAACCGGATAGGCTGTTACGGTATGGGCATTGGGGATTGGACATCGGAGTATTATGAATAATCAAACGAGGCTTCTAAGCAAGATAATAAAAGACAGAGATCTTTCTCTTGCCTTAGAAAGTAATATCAATGAGTCTTGGTTTTCCGATCCTACTGATAAAAAGATATTTAGATTTTTACACGACCACTACTCAAACTATCAAGAGTGCCCAAGCCTTGATGTAGTAAAAGAAAACTTTCCTTCGTTTGAACTAACTGCTGTAGAAGACAGCATTTTTTATTTAGTTGACTCCTTAACAAATGAGCGTCGTAAACAACGCATCATCGCAACCTTGGGTTCAGCTCTTGATGCAATGGAGAAAGCGCAGGATCACGAGTCTGCTCTTCGTGCCATGGAACTTGGCATCATCAAGTTAGAGGAAGAAGGACTTAATAAATCTACTGACCTCGAAGTTACTAAGGCAGCGCAAAATGCTATTGATGCGTATGAACATAGAAAGAATAATCCTGGGCTACTTGGTATCCCTACTGGATTTCCTACTATGGATGAGGCAACCTCTGGTCTACAGCCAGGTCAACTAGTTGTGATCATTGCGCCACCAAAGACAGGTAAATCCACATTAGCTTTACAGATTGCTATCAACTCACACCTAGAGGGTAAAGTCCCTATGTTCTACTCGTTTGAGATGAGCAACGCAGAACAAGAGAGCCGCTACTACGCTATGCGTTCTCGCATCTCACATAGAAGGTTAATGACCGGATCTTTGAGCCCAGAGGAAGAAGCACGGTATTACGCCAAGGTTAAGTCAATTCAAGACATGAGAGATAAGTTCTGGTTTGTAGACTCAGCTAGCGGTCAAACGGTAAGTGGTATTGCTAGCAAGATCCAAAACAGAAATCCAGATATTGTTTTTATTGACGGCACCTACCTCATGATTGATGAGCAAACGGGCGAGTCCAATACACCTCAAGCCCTTACTAACATCACTCGATCTTTGAAACGACTGGCGCAAAAGATACAAAAGCCTGTGGTTATTACTACGCAGGTGTTGTCGTGGAAGATGAAGAAGGGTCAAGTCTCTGCTGATGCTATTGGATACTCATCCTCATTCCATCAAGATGCTGATGTTATTTTTGGTCTGCAAAGGCAAGAGGAAGCAAACGATGACCTTAGAACTTTAAAGATTGTTGCAAGCCGTAACTCAGGTCTTGCCGAGGTTCCACTATGTTGGGACTGGAACACAGGAGAATTTAGAGAGATATCAGAAGAAGATCTTGGAGGACTTCCTGATGACTTCTGAGGAGATGGAAACTACTCTCGCTAGTCTCGGGATAAAAGTACTTTCTAATCGAGGTAGCGAGCTACAGGCAAGCTGTCCAGCACACAAAGACAGAACTGGTCACGAGGATCGTAATCCGTCATGGTGGATCAACGCAGATACAGGTCAACACATTTGTTTTTCGTGCCAGTTCAAGGGAAGTCTGTACGGTCTTATTAGTTATGTTAAAGGTATTGACTTTGATAAGGCAAAAGATTGGATGGATTCTCCAGACGCTTTAGTACAAAGATTCCACAGAGTTACTAACGAAAAGAAACAACCAATTGAAGAGCCGTCATTGATCACCGAATCAATGTTAAGTGCTTTTGTTGATCCGCCAGCTGAAGCTTTGACATCACGAGGCTTACTTCTAACCTCAGCTCAGCACTACCAAGTGTTGTGGGATCACAGAAAAAATAATTGGATTCTTCCTGTTAGAGATCTACAAGGAAAGCTTTTAGGATGGCAAGAAAAGGGATTTGCGTCTCGTTACTTTAACAACCAACCTCCTAAGATGAAAAAGAGTCATTCTTTGTTTGGGTATCAGCAATACAAAGGCGGAGACATGATCGTAGTTGAGTCTCCTTTAGATACGGTTCGCTTACACTCTTTAGGTTTTACTGGCGGGGTGGCTACTATGGGCGCTTTAGTATCTCAGTCTCAATTGAACGCTATTCGAGGGGCTGACCGCATTATCTTTGCTATGGACAACGACTTAGCGGGAACCTCCTCATCAATTGAGCTACTGAACAAGTGCCAAGAGATGGGGGTAGAGGCGTGGTTTTTTAACTACCAACACACAGATATGAAGGATGTCGGGGCTATGAGCTTAGATGAGATAAGGTTGGGACTAGAAAAAGCCAAGCACATAGCTCAAGGGAAGAAGGCAGTCGTATGATCATTGGGTTATCTGGATACGCAAGATCCGGCAAAGACACCGTGGCTCAATTTCTCGTAGAGAACTATGGATATACCAGAGTTGCCTTTGCAGACAACATTAGGCACATGCTTTTGGATTTAAATCCTTATGTAGGCATTGGCCCATCAAATTACAATCACACTACTTTGTCAGACCTTGTTGCTTTGAACGGATGGGAGGGCGCTAAACAGCACCCAGAGGTTCGTCGTTTACTACAAGACCTTGGGGTTTCAGCTAGAAACTATTTGGGCGAAGATGTTTGGATTAACGCTGCCCTCAGCACACCTACCCAAAATGATGGATTAGTCATAACGGATGTCAGGTTTATTAACGAAGCTGAAGCCATAAAGAAACGTGGTGGTCAGATCTGGAGAGTCATTCGCCCCGGCGTTACCGCGGTCAACTCCCATATCTCAGAGACTCAAATGGATGGTTATTCCTACGATCGCATCGTTGATAATAGCGGGGACTTTAAAGACCTTTCTTTAGAAGTGGTTGCAGCCTTACACAGATGACATTTACTGGATCTCTTTTACCTTACCAACCAGAAGCGGTAAACAGAATGATTGACCGCAAGAAGGTATTGGTTGCCTACGACCTTGGGTTGGGCAAGACAGTCATAACCATAGCCGCCATAGAACAGCTGATGGATGAGCGGAAAATAAATGAGCCAGGTCTTATTATTTGCCTATCCAGTTTAAAGTACCAGTGGGCAAACCAGATTGAGAAGTTTACAGATGGATCTTCACGAGCTTTGGTTATTGATGGAACGCCAAAGAAAAGAGCAGAGCAGTACGCCGAAGCAATGGCGTGGCGGACTTCAGGGGTTGATTACATCATTCTTAACTACGAGCAGGTTGTTAATGACTGGGCATCCGTATCTAAACTCCCACGATCATTCGTCGTCTGCGACGAAGCCACAGCAATTAAATCTTTTAGATCAAAACGATCCAAAGCCGTAAAGAAGTTAAGCGACGCAGAGTACAGATTTGCTCTAACTGGAACACCCGTAGAAAACGGTAAGCCTGAAGAGCTATACAGCATCATGCAGTTTGTTGATTCATCCGTGCTTGGTCGATTTGATATCTTTGATTCGGCTTTTATTGTTAGAAACAATTGGGGTGCGGTTCAGCACTACAGAAACTTGAAGACTTTGCATGAGAAGATGAAGGAAGCAGCCGTACGAAAGGCGCAGAAAGATCCAGATGTAGCCCCTTTCCTTCCTGACACCATACATAAAGATCCTATAAAGATTGTTTTAGATCGTAAAGCATCAAAGCTTTACTTCAAGATAGCCACTGATTTGGTGGATGACCTTGACGAAGCTCAGAACTTATTTGGCGCCTCCTTTAATGTTATGGCTCACTATGGTTTAGAGAACAAAGGTGGAGGGCCGGAGGATGAGATCAGAGGTCGCATCATGTCTAAGATAGGTTGCTTAAAGATGCTTTGCTCTCACCCAGATCTGTTAAGGACTAGCGCTCGCAAGTTTGCCGCCATGAACGGCGAAGGATCTATGTATGCCAGCGAGTTAGTTGAGTCTGGGTATCTGGATGGAATTGATTCCTCCCCTAAGCTTGACTTCCTAGTCCAATATGTAAAAGAATTTTTAGAACAAAACGATGCTAACAAGGTAGTTATATTTGCTACATATGTGGATATGTTAGACAAAATAACTGATGCTTTAGGCACAGATATTTGTAGAAAGTACTCAGGTAAGTTAGATGCCAAGGCAAAAGAAGATAACAAAACAGCGTTCAACACTGATCCTACTATTCGTGTTTTGGTTTCTTCTGACGCAGGTGGTTATGGAGTCGATCTTCCAGCGGCTAACTTACTCATTAACTATGATCTGCCTTGGAGCAGTGGTTCTGCGACTCAACGAAACGGAAGAATAAAACGAGCCAGTTCTACTTGGCCGTCAATTGTTATCCAAGACATCATCGTTAACGGATCTATTGAGGATAGACAGTACGAGCTACTTCAACAAAAAAATGCTGTGGCAAGTGCGGTCATTGACGGCGAAGGTATTGATGAGCAGGGTGGAATTCCTATGACTGTAGGCAGTCTTAAGCAGTTCTTAGCCTACGCCACCGTATAAACTATTCGGATGCCTAACGCACCTAAGACCCCTACGAGGACGATCCGCGTCCCTGACGACCTTTGGCTTGCCGTGCAAAAGAAAGCTGCCCGCCAGAAGGTGACCGTAACCAGCGTGATTATCGCCGCGCTAGAGAAGTACTTGACAGAGGTAGACCCTTTAGATTAATTTGAACCCACCTAACAAGGGGGTCAAAATGATTTTAGAAGATCTAAGAACAAGTCTTAGACAGTATCTATCATTAAAGGGTGAAGTAGAGCTACTCACCAATCGCGTCAATACATTAAAAACTCGTTTAACTGAGCACGTTGAAAGCAACGGCGAGACTGCTGAAAAGGGTCATCTTACTCTTACTGTTGAAGACCCAATTAAAGGCGAAATTACATTAACAAAACAACGCAAAGTTTTTAAAAATCTTGATATTACTGTTGCCGAAAAGCTTCTTGAAGAACGCGGCATTAAAGAGCAGTGCATCAAAATGATTCCAACATTAGATGAGTCTGCGATCATGGCTGCTTTCTATGAGGGCAAGCTTTCTGAGGCAGACATTGACTCCATGTTCCCAGAGAAAATTACTTACGCCTTCCTCGTTAAAGAAGCATGAGCGAAGACTTCATTGAAAATAGTTTTGCTGATCTGGATGATTATTATCCAGGCAGTAAGCGCAAGCGTAAAGCGCCTGTGCAAAAAGATCCGGAAGTAACAGTTGATAAAAACTGGGATGCAAAGCCTTACAAAAAAACTTTGCCTAACGGGACTGATATCGAGATGTTTACTATCGGAGCTTTAGCCTCAGCTGTTGGACGACCCGTAATAACAATCCGCACGTGGATCAAGGAAGGGCATATTCCTGCCTCGCCTTATCGGTTGTCTGACACCATTGACAAGTATGGGACTAAACGCCCAGGTCGAAGGATGTGGTCTAGAGCAATGATTGAAACCTTTGTAGAGATGCTGGATAAGGCTGGACTCCTTACGGTAACCCGTATAGAATGGTCCGAACACCGGCAACTCAGCAAAGAGTTAGCCGAGGCGTGGACTAACATCCGCGCAACCGAAACCAAATAGAAAGAATACTAATGGCAATCAATAGAGAAGAAACACCTATCGTTACTGAGAATGATGATTTTTCAGTACAAAATGCTACAGAAATCGCAGGTCGTCCATCAAACGCTATTTCATCAAGTGGATGGGATACCCCAGCCGCTGGCGGTGGAAATTACCCAGTTGATTTCAAATTCATTGACGGTCAATTCCAGATCGTTAAGTTCATTGATCCGAGCGCAACACCATTTGCTTCTTACAAAGAGCATTGGCTTACTCAGAAAACTTCTGGAAAGCGTTCATACATCTCCCTAGGATCTAATGATCCATTATGCGTAAAGCTTGGAAGCGTTCCTCGCCATATTCGCGCATTTACTATTGCCAACCTCAGCGCCCAAGGTGGACCTCAGCGTCAGGTATTAAAGGCAACTCCGCGTTTGTATAAAACTCTTTATGCAGCGCACCACAATCAACAATTCGGCCCGTTAAATAGAAGCTACTGGGCTCTTAGTAGAACTGGTGAGATGGCTGCGATTACCTATCAGGTAAACCCAGTCAAAGAGAGAGATCTACAAGAGGACTGGGGCATTGATCTTGCTGCCGTCACCCCTATCGTTAACGAAATGCAAGCGTACGATAGTTCTATTTTTAAAGCGCCAACTTGGGATGAGCTAGAGGCAATCGCTAACGCTTTGTCCTAAACAGTGAGATGTTGAAGGGCTAGTTGTAGGTGACCCCCTAGACTAGCCCTTCAGCCTATTGGGAGACTATTTGTGACTTTTATAATTACGACTAAAGATCAGTTAGACGAAATGATTTCGTACTACCTACAGCAAGATGCTTTTGCATTTGATGTTGAAACTGTAGGTGATCGAAGGGAAGTACCTGCTGTCAATGAAGTCCTTTGGTTATCGTTTGCGACTTATGGCAGGTGCGATGTCATACCACTTGGTCATCCTAACGGTGAGTTTATTGGTGAAACCTATCCGCTTACCGGTCAAGGGGAAAAGCGTGTACTTGAAGGATTACCAGCTCGTGAGTCAGATTATTCGCGGGATAAGAAAAAAGCTGTTAAAGAGTTTGGCAAAGCCCCTGCACAGTTATACCCGAGTGAAGTATTCAAAGCACTCCAGCCTTTATTCTTCAACGATAAAGCATTAAAGATTGGGCACAATTTAGGTTTTGATCTTAGTTCTGTTGCAAAGTATTACGGCGGTGAGGTTCCTTGTAAGCCTTACTTTGATACCTTGATGGCTTCCTTCTTATACAACAGTAATCAAAATCGTGGTCGTCTTGGTCTTGATGATTGTTTGCAAAGAGAACTTGGTTACAGCATGGAGAAGGGCATTGGTCATAAAGTAGAGGACTACAGTTTTAGTGAGGTTGCTAAGTACTCATACCTAGATGCTAAATACACTTTCCTCCTCTGGCAGAACCTTGTTCCTAAATTAAAAGAAGCAAATGTTAACGAGGTAATGAACTTAGAAATGGATGTGTTACGCGTCCTTTGTGAGATGAAGCTGACTGGGGCATCTATTGACACAGATCAGTTACAGGTTTTATACGACAAGATCAGCGTAGAGGTAGAAGAAGTAAAGAAAGAGATCTATAGGATCGGCGGAGTTTTTAACATCAATTCAAATGCTGAAAAACAATACATCTTGTACGGCCCAAAGGAAGAGGGCTGTCGAGGATTGAAGCCAAAGCTTTTGACAGGCAAAGGTAAAGATAAAGAAGGCGAAAAGACTTACAAAGATTATTCAGTATCAGCTGAGGCTTTAGAGGACTTTAGAGAGACTGACGAGCTAGTAAAGGTACTACTTGAGTACTCAGATCTAAACAAGTTATTGAGCACCTATGTTGTCCCTTACTTAGGCGGCGAGGTTGTAAAGACGACAAATGGTAAGTCAAAGGTTGAGCACAGAGACAGCCTGTTAGTTAATGGAAAGATCTATGCAGACTTTATTCCTTGGGGGGCTGAGACAGGTAGATTTTCTAGTAAGAATCCAAACTTGCAGAATGTTCCTGCGCCTAACACAGATCATGGTCGCGCCATTAGAAACTTATTTTATGCACCAGAGGGTTACAAGTTAGTGGTAGCAGACTACTCACAGATTGAACCACGCATCATTGCTTCCATGTCAGAAGACCCCATCATGATCAAGAACTACCTTGACGGCAGTGACATCTATACCACTGTAGGTAATGAGATGGGTGTGGATCGCAAAGCAGGTAAGGTGCTGGTTCTATCTATTGCCTACGGCGTTGGCCCAGACAAGATTGCTCGTCAGATTGGTTGCTCTATACAGGAGGCTAGGGATCTTCTTACAAATTTCTCTGATCGATTCCCTTCTGTTGGCAACTATAAGCAGTTGGTGATTGGAGTAGCCAAGAAGCTTGGTTATGTTAGTACCCTTTACAAGAGGCGTCGCTACCTACCAGACATTCGTTCTAACAATATAGCGCTACGAGCCTCAGCTGAAAGACAGGCGTTCAATACCCGCATTCAGGGTTCCGCTGCGGATATTATAAAATTAGCTATGGTTAGGGCATACGAAAGACTGCCAAAGGAATCCAAGCTCATACTTACCGTTCACGACGAATTAGTTACCCTAGCTCCAGACCATTTGGTTGAAGAGACTAAGGAAGCGATCCGTGATGCCATGGAAAATATAAATGTTTTGAAGGTCCCACTGTTGGCCGACATGGCTGTTGTGACACGGTGGGGTGAGGCTAAGTGAGATGGTTTCGTAAGCTCTTTGGAAAAGATAATGACTTTGTAACAGTTAGCAAAGATGTTCCCCTAACAACTTTAATGCGGTGGTACATATACGACACCGGCATGGGGCATGAGAATGAGATTGCCGAACTGATTGGTTTAACTCCAGTAAGCGAAGAGGGAAATAAAAAGGAAAGACAGGACAGCGAGTTACGCCTCGAACAAGTTTTAGATCTAATGCCGTACCTTGATTTTATATCAGATGTAGCCGCGGACGCGGTGTCCAGTATGCAGTTAAAAGAGATGCAAAAAGCTGGGGTGATCTCAGAAACCGCTGATCTTGAAGACGATATGATAACCATGCAGTCCGTTTACAAAGCCATTGCGGTATCAAGCCTAGTAGGGGGCTTCTCCATAGCGTTGCAATTAGGGCTAGTTACCAATAATGCGATAGCATCGGACATAGCGATAAAGAAGTTGGAGGATGAAGATGGCTTCTGATTGGTGGTCAAAGAAACTAGGTAATCCCACACCACAGGTACCTGCTCAACAAGTTCCATTGGTACAACCACAACCAACCTTTCAACAACCTGTTCAATCACACTACCCACCATCACAACAGATTCAAATGTCACCTCGTTGTCCTGGTTGCGGAAGTTCAAACTACGGCGGTACAGCGGAGTCAAGAGCTAGATGCTATGACTGCGGTTACCCAATTCAACAGAGTGGATCCGGCGTTGGTGCCGGCATAGTAGGTGGTCAACAATCACAGGGTCCAACTCAAGCTGCTAAACAAGTACAATCTGGCGGATTTAATCCACAAACGATCATAGGACACATTTAATGACTACTCTTACTGGCGATTTGGCAAAAGTTTTTGCCGCAATAAATAAAAAAATGGGCGATGACACTATTGTTTTAGGTTCAGAAATTACAGAATCAGGTAAACGACTTACAAGCGGATCCGTTGCTGTTGATGTTGCACTTGGTGGTGGCTGGCCAGCTAATCAATGGCACGAAATTATTGGTGAGGCAAGCAACGGAAAGACTGCTATAGCCTTGAAGACGATTGCGGCTAATCAAGCCAGAGATCCTGAGTTCACCACGGTGTGGGTAGCGGCAGAAGAGTGGGTGCCAGAGTATGCTCAGATATGTGGGGTTGATCCTTCACGAGTCTATGTAGTTTCTACAAACATTATGGAAGAGGCATATGAGGCAGTTGTTCAAATCGCTCAGTCAAAGGCTGTGGATTGTATTGTCATTGACAGTCTTCCCGCCCTCGTCCCTACGACGGAAAATGCGGCGGAGATGGAGACAGCTACAGTGGGACGTGGGGCGCTACTTACTAATAAATTCTTTCGTAAGGTCGGTAAAGCCAGCAAGAGAAGTCTTACAAAACCAGAAAGACCATTCATTGGTTTAATGATTAACCAATGGCGATCAAAGATTGGAGTAATGTATGGAGACCCACGAACAACACCAGGCGGATTGGGAAAAGACTATGCCTTCTTCACCCGTATCGAGGTACGAAGAGACGATTGGATTGAATCTGGCACTGGGCAGGAAAAGCGCCGAGTAGGGCAAACCATCAAGGTAAGAGTATTGAAGAATAAGTCCGCCCCTCCTTCACAGGTAGCTTTGGTTGACTTTTATTTTGCCGAAGGCGGAGAACTCCCAGCTGGATCCTTTGACTTTGCCAAAGAGATCTTGGCTATTGGCATGCTTAACAAGGTCATCAAACGAGCTGGTGCCTACTACAGGTATGCGGATCGTCAGTGGCAGGGTTCTGATGCTATGCTTAGCTCCATACGCGAGGAGATAGATTTGCGCGAGACCTTAGAACGGGATGTGCTGGACTCGATTAAAGCCGGGTCAAAGCATGTAAATGAAGAGTAAGGGTCAACGCGAGTCAAAGAAGCACGAGGTACGACTATCAAAAAAGATAGGTGGACAGCGCAACGCTGGAAGCGGATCTTTTTGGAGTCGTAAGGGCGATGTCAGATCTAAGGACTTGTTAATAGAACACAAGTGGACTGGCAAAGCCTCCTTCACCGTTAAAGCGACGGTTTTGGAAAAGATTGTTAAGGAAGCAATCCTTGACGGTCGGACTCCGGTCCTCGGCTTCAGTCTCAATAATGAGAATTATGTAATGCTAACTGAAGATGATTTTCTGGAACTTCGCCAGACTCTTCAGGAGCACACTTGTACGAAGACACAGGAAGCGTAGAATCCTGGCGCTATAAAGCTAAATGCCGTGGCATGGACACCGAGCTTTGGTATCCGCCACGAGACAAAACAAAGTATCGCAAGATCGCGGAAGTATCAAAGGCCGTGTGCTTTGGGCGAGATGGTTTACCTGAATGCCCAGTGCGTAAACAGTGCTTGTTGTACGCAGAAAAGATGGAAGAGCAACACGGTATCTGGGGTGGCATGAGCCATCGTGAGCGCAATGCCCTTAAGCGTAAAGCTAAAAAGCTGGGCAAGTCGCTAGAGGAATATGTCAGTCAATCATGATAGATTGACGCCATGACACAGTACAAGCCAACCGGATCCTTAAAAGATTTTATAGAAGCTGGCAAGATAAAGACTAGAGTTCTAGGATCTGTCGAGCGCCATGTTCTTTCAAAGCCTATGGATACATCTAGGCGAACAAATGTTCTACATCCTTCAGATATGGTTGACGATGCGTGGTGCCATAGAGCTTCTTACTTTCACATCCTTGGTCACACACCAGTAAAAAGAGATTACAGTTTTAGAATCCTTTCTGTATTTGAAGAGGGTCATGCAATTCACGCTAAGTGGCAAAATTGGTTTAAAGAAATGGGAACCCTTTGGGGCAAATGGAAATGTCATGAGTGCAATGAGATTTTTTGGGGACGACCTAAAGATCACGATCCAAAAGTGCCGTTGCATGGCTATGAGTATTTAGAAGTCACATTAAATTACCCAAAGTTACATATAGCTGGGCACTCAGACGGCTTACTTTTAGATATGGGTGATCCATTAATGCTTGAGATTAAATCCATCGGCGCTGGTACTTTGCGGTGGGAAGCAGGTGAGTTATTTGCTGAGAACAACGGTGACTTTGACAAGACTTGGAAAGCAGTTACTAGCCCTTTTATGAAGCATGTAAATCAAGTTCAAATCTACATGAAACTTGCTGAACTATTAGATCTAGAATACAAACCTCAAGAAGCTGTATTGGTTTATGAATCTAAATCAAACCAAGAAGCCAAAGAGTTTGTAGTCCCTAAAAGTGATTTTGGCATCAGCCATTTATTTGAAGCAGCTCAGATGATTGCCGACGCGGTTGCCAACAAAACTCCACCTGTCTGTAATATTGGCACCACTGGGTGCAAGAGATGTGGAGGTTACACAGATGAGTCCAATTGAGCTACGGGTTGCCGAGGCTAGCAACAAGACTATTGCTACTTTAAAATCACAAGGTCTTTTAGTCAATGAGCAGTACGGGTACGACGCTCCAACTTTACCGTCAGACATTACAGGCATGTCAGACGAGCAGGTTATGGAGTTGTACGCCAAGTATGTTGCTTATTTAGAATTTATTAACCTTCAATTGTGGTGCGCTCAAGTTGATAAAGCTGAGGCGGAAAAGATTATGAATTTAAAGAGGGCCGGAAAAAAATTAGAGTTAAAGAATTCTGGCAAAGCAGTAGCCATGATAGACGCCGAGGTAGAAGTAGATCCAGAGTACAGAGAAAAGTTTGATGTCTTTCAGGAGTTATCTAATTACCACGGTTTAATACAAATCATTTCAGATCGTCTATCTAAAGACATTTCTTTTATTAATCGTGAGATCACCCGTCGAGTAAATATAAATAAATCTACAGGGCGTAGTTCATGGCTAGTGCCATAAAAGTATTTACACAAGGGGATTTAAACGATAATCCTGTGTATGTGGGTATTGATCAGTCCTATAGTGGATTTGCTATAACTCTATTAAACAACACGGGACATTCAACAACTGTTTATAAATCCCCATTGCGTGGGGTAGATAGGTTAGTTGACATAAAACATCATATGTCCAATGTTTTGCAATTTAAATCTATTAATGATGTAGCAATAGAAGGGTATGCGTTTGGTAGTCAAATGGCTAACATGTTGGGTGAGCTCGGTGGTCTTGTAAAGGTTACTTTACATGAACTAGGTCCGTACTATCCCTTGATTGTTCCTCCTACCAGTTTAAAGAAGTATGTAACTGGCAAGGGTCAAGGCATATCAAAAAGTCAGATTCTTTTGCATGTGTATAAAAAATGGGGAATAGATATAAACGACGACAACGCCGCCGACTCCTATGCTTTGGCTCATTTAGTGTCTGGCAGACATTCATTAGCCTACGAAAAAGAAATTTACGCTAAACTTCAGGATCCTAAATTTAGGGAGAAATAATGCCAACATACGAGTTCAAGTGTTCTAAGTGTCAGTCTTATGGATCGGCACAGTTCGGTATTAACGACGAAAAGTCAATGGACTGCCCCCTCTGCAAAAACCCCATGGATCGATACTATTCAGCCCCAGCTGGCGTAATATTTAAGGGAGGCGGATGGGGTGGGCAATGAGTATTGCCGTCATGTTTACGAAGAGGTTGACTCTGACCCGTGCCCTTTCTGCGGAAAGCCCTCACATAGAACGGACTGGACTAAACAGCATGAGCTTCATAGAGACTGGATCGCAAGCGGTAAAGCTACTTTACAAGGATGGTGGTCAATCTAATGGCACTAGATCTTAGGGATAAAGACAATCCATTACGGATATGTTCCTGTGGCTCAATGCTATGGGATGTAAAGGCTATGTTTGATGATGACGGGGCTATATCCCTATACATGCTTGATATGGAATGCTCATTGTGCGGTAATTTAGCAACTGCCCCAACACCTTTAGACACAAAGAGTTAGTAAATTACCTCATACTTTACGGACGGGGAAACCACTATTCGTAAACCGAGGTAACAATGACATCAGAACAAACCGAAAACATCCTGCGGGTATCCGCCGGATCTAACCCCCAATCAGTCGCTTCAGCTATTGCTCACGCAATTTATGAGAATCGCCAATGCAAGATCCGTGCGGTAGGTGCTGGAGCCGTAAATCAAGCCGTGAAGGCAATTGCAATTGCACGTGGCTATACAGCGCCAAGAGGCTTGGATTTGAGCTGTATTCCTGGTTTTGCCAGTATTGAGAGCCATGACGGCCAGATCTCAGCCATCGTATTCCTTGTAGTGGCTAATTAGGGCTGTATTTGTAGGCGTTATGCCGTACATTTATTGAAACCCTTAGGCCAAGGAGTATTATGAACAAAGATTCAAAGAAGAACCCAGCGCCAATCGCGCCCGTAAGTGCGGGTACCGAAAACGCTTCGGGTCTAAAGTTTAAGACGCCTTCCGCGTCTCCAAAAGCCGGCACCCTTGTAAAGAAAAAGGGCGCACAGGCTGCCGATCCATATAAGCAAGCAAAACCTTCACGCAAGAATGTTAAGCATGCGGGAGCAACTAGTTATGGTGCTCGTTATGGCGTTGGAGTAAAGATGAATGCCACTGTTGCACCAGAAGCAGGTGCTACTCAATCAAATGGTCGCATTTTTACCTCAGCAGTCAAGCGCCAAGCTCCTAACTTCCAAGCTGGATCAGCCGACTTAAATTAATTTGTCGACAAATTAGCCCCGCTTTTTAGCGGGGTTTTTTTGTCCCATTTGTGTGGTAATCTTTTCCTGTCAAAATCTGACAGAGGAGAGCGGATGCCGACAAAAGAGAACACACAAGTTCTTAATATATTGCAGAGACACTTAGACGGTGCAAAAGAAGGCTGCGTTGTTGGTAAATGGATTGATACTTTGACAGAACAAGAAAAACAAGCATTTGCCTTAATAAAAGAAAAGAACGAATTAGTAAGTTTGAACGGCATGTATCAAGATTTATTTGATGCTGACGACCTACCTTTTGGACTAACTTCATTTCGCACTCATTTTAGAGGAAAGTGCCCATGTCAAAAGATATCTTAAGTATTATTTCGGCTTCTTTAAATGGTGCCGGATCTGATGTTAAAAACGCAAATACTCCACAAGATTGGAGAGCCCGCCTAGAGCTTGATGAGCAGGGCGGATTTTTTATATCAACACCTAGAACAGCTGGAGAATTACCAGACGCTGTTGATTTATTTAAAGACTTTGATCTAGATCCAAATGTATGGCAGGTAGTTAGTGTTAGGAAAAGCCGTTGGCAAAGATATGACGGTGAATGGTTAGAGGCTGCACGAGTATCCGTAAAGCCAGCGTTACAAGATGGATTTGTTTACACAGGCGAAGATTACGACAAATTAGTTGAGGAAATAGTTAAATGGAAACCAGGCAAGCAGGAGACTCACACGGGTCCCTTATACGCTATTTACGCGATCGGGGACACACAGTATGGGAAGGACGCGGGCGGTGGAACGGAAGCTACAGTTCACAGAGTTTTAAAAGCGATAGACGAATCAGTAGCCCGTCACAAGGAGCTCCTAAAGCTAGGTCGAAAAATAGGAACTGTTGTCCTCCCTCAGCTCGGTGATTGCATAGAAGGTTCAACATCACAAGGCGGAAAAGTATTAGGACGAAGTGACTTAGGTATAACCCAGCAGGTTCGCATTGGTCGCCGTGTCCTTATGCAGTGGATTAAGGCATTTGCCCCACTTTGCGACAAGTTAATTATTCCAGTGGTGCCGGGTAACCATGATGAAGCGCATCGGTTTGTGTTGACTGATCCTATTGACTCATGGCAAATTGAAGTAGCGTCTGCGGTTCAAGATGCGTGTGCGGAAAACCCAGCGCTCGCTCATGTTGAGTTTAGATATCCAGCTCCTGATCACGCTACCTTAGCAATTGATTTGGGCGGAACTATTTTAGGTTTGGCTCACGGACACCAAGCAAAAGACATGGGTAAGTGGTGGTACGGACAAGCAACAGGTAAGACACCAGTTGGATCCGCAGATGTTTTAATTACTGGACACTTTCATCATTTCCATGCCGCACAAGTTGGCCCAAGATTATGGATCCAATTACCAGCCATGGATGGCGGAAGCGCTTGGTTTAGAGACCGTAAAGGTTTAGAGTCCCCAACAGGTATTGTTGGTTTAGTTGTTGGAGAAGGTTACGATCCACGCCGTGATTTAGCGGTACTGGCAGGAGAAAACCGCTTACCATAGGTGTTATGCCTGGTAGCCATCAAAATACACAAAACCTCGGTGCTGGAGGTATGTATGGAACATATACCAATTATGGTGGCGGCGGTGTACCAGTTGCTCGTTCTGAGCTCGACTTTTTACGTATGGGTGTGGGTCGAGCACCGCAAGCAGAATATCCAGATGGCTACCTAGGTACAATTCGTACAAGACGCGATGATCGTGGTCGCCCAAACAGCACATCAGAAACAGTATTAAATAGCCTTAAAGTACGAGTAGGTCAACGCTCGTACGAACGCGGTGTTCACAAAGGCGAGCGCATTGATCAGTCTGAGTATTACTACCCAGCTGGTCTAGATAACATGCGTGGTATTCGTAGACAAATGAAAGCTGCAAAGAGCGGAACTGTTTACATGAGCCCACGCTATGTAGAGGATGCGACTGTTGCGCCAGCTCCACATCTACCAAATGATGGTAAAGCAAATATGCGTAGCACATCACCACAGGCATTAGATAAACGTCGTGTGGATCAAATGGCGCGTATGCGTCCGGGGTGGCGATAATGTCCGCACCAGATAGATCTAACGATCCTAGAAGGAAGTACACACCACCTAAATTAGGAGATATGTATACAACTCACAGTTCTGGGATAACTGGAAAGATTGAAGAAATTGTTGAGAATAAAACTGGAACAAGCAAGCTTAGATTAAGAATGGATGATGGTAAAGATCGTTGGACTACGCATGTACCACCCGGATCCGATGTTGCTAAAACCCCTAACCCATCCGATATACAAAGTGCTTTGAAAGATGGGCACATCACTAAAGAAGAAGCTGCTGGATTAGACAAGAAAAACTTTGGAGATAAGTAATGGCTGGTTTATATGCGGATGGCGTTTACGCTCGTAAACCATGGATTGCGCCGCCAGAGGCTGCGTATCCTCCACAAGAATACATTGGTCCATTTCAGTCTAATCAAGAGCGACTACTAAGCCAGTCCTTAGCCGCATTGACAATGAGTGGCCCAGAGCTTCAAGAGCATGTTCGCCCACCACTGCCTCAAATCCAGCTTTTCCCAGATCGACTTGGCTATACAGAGAGCGAACTTGGAATAGAAGACATAATTGAGCTACCACGCAGGGCTCAACAGAGAGTAGAATCAGACTTTAGCCAGAGCCCGAACACCCCACAGAGTTCGAGCCGAAACACCCTAGGGTATGGAGTTTAATATGGGACGCAATAATAGAGATTTTGATCAAGATCGTGCCCCCAGTATTAATGTTAGTGAGGCTGCGGGTAAGCAAAAAACTTTAAACAAAAGACGTGAAGAAGAGGTTGACGAAAACGCCTTTAATAGAAGCTATGAAGCTTGGAAAAAGGCTGGAGACCCTTTTTACAATAAAGAAAAAAGAAAAGACAACAATGAGTAATGATCCTGGATTGTTTACAGATAGCACTGGCGAGGGTATGGCCGGCGCTACTGATGTCAGTTTAGAGACCCAGCAGGAGCTAAAAGACACCGTTTATAACGGTTCCAGAGGCTGTCAAGCATGCGGGATTCTAATGAACCCCGTACAATCATTGTTAAGCGAAGACATTTGCCCATCCTGCAAGCGTCGTAAGCTAAGCAAACTAGTGAAAGGCCGAATGGCATGACAGTAAACATTTCACGTTCACAGAACGCAGAGTTGAACGAGGGCGGAACTGACGGCAAGTACCGTAAGCGTCGTCCTAATACTACTTTGGCTGCGGGTATGGGAGATCAGCTCGTCGTCAAGAACCGCGCTGGTTTGCACCCATATATGAACTATGGATTCATCAATTCAGAAGAGCCAGCAAAAGTAAACCCAGCAGGTAACTAATATGCCTAAAGACAGAGCTAACGACCCAAAACGTCGTTTTGTTTATGGGGATATGACCCAAGAAGATGTCAATGATTTTGAAAAGAAAATAAATCCTGGTTTATCAAAAGGTCACCCAGATTGGGAGTCTTTTGAAGAATACGCGGATCGTAAGCGTCCAGCGCCTGGTGCAGAATAGTGCCAAAGGATCGTTCTAAAGACTCACGCAGAGTTTTTCAAAATCCAATTAGCCATGTAAATGTGGTTGATCCAGATGAACAAAGTTACAAGGGTAACCGCCGTCGCATGGCAAAAAACAAAAAGTCCAAGCTAGATGCTGCGGGTTGGACAGATGATGAGAGAGCGTACCTTTCTCGCCTAGAAGTTGCAGAACGCGCTGAAACCGCGGGAAGTGGTAGAGAAGGTGGCTGGTGGAAGATTAGTTCCGCCCCCGACAAGCCCTCCAAATTTTACCCGTAAGCCAATAAATCTATGCTAGGCTTCCGACATGTCAGATACGGAAGTCAGTTACCTCCTTCTCCTCGTTTGCTACCAATGCAAAAGCATCGAAGAGATCCCATATGTAAACAACGGAAAGTACCTCGGAGACGGGAAGTACGATCAAAGCAACAACCCATTTTTACCGATGGTTGTGGAACCACATGAGAAACAAGGACATGTTGGTCGCCTTTTAGATATCCCAGCAGTGGCTTGGTTGGGTCATCCTGATATTAAAAAAGCAACAATTGAAAAGATCAAAGAGCAAATGCTTGCCGGCGGGTCGTCTGGCTTAGATGTATTTGGTGACTTTTACAATGTCAAGGACACTTATTCAGCTGATGCCATGACCTGCTACGGACTCCACAATAGACCCAAGGGTCAGTGCTCGGACTATAAGTCTGACAAAAAAGTGTTAGAGCCAGATACCAAGGCAGAAAGAAAAGAGGCTGGCTTAGCCAAGTCTAAAGCAAAGATTTACCTTTGTGACTTCTGTCCTGTTAAGATGTACAACCAAAAGAGAGCCTTCACAGAAAAGGGACTATACAAATGACCGAAGAAACCCCGTTACTAAAAGCCAAAACTGGTTTTACTGTTATTAAAGGTGAGGATGATGTCTATCGTATTATTCCTAACCTAAACACCGAGCTTGATCTGTCAGAGGCACAGCCGATTTCATTATTTGAACTGAAGTCCGCATGCCGAGAGCTGGTGGCTGTCCTTGACCGTAACGACATTGTTGCCTCAATTAGGGCGCTTTTTACCCCTCCAACCCCTCCAGCCGATGATAATTCAGAAAGCCAAGCTTCGTAAGGCATCTGTATACTGTAGTTACATAGCGAAGGGCGGTCACCCATGGCATTTGTTGAGATGACATGTAACTGCGGTGCAAGTTTTCAAGCAGATCTTCCAGATAGTGACAATCTGATTCTGGTTTGGGCTCATGCGTTTGTGGGACAGCACACAGAGTGCGGATTTATGTCTTCAATGAGAACAGATATTCAAGATAAGTTGACTCGTTACGACATTACCTACGTAGATAAAAAGGAAAAAGAACTATAATAAATAGATGAATTACTACGATGCGCTGGTCTCACAGGCGAAACCCGTATCAGTAGAGCCATCTGAAAGTTCTTATTTCAGCACCCCAGCCACTGGGCTAGATCCCAGATTGTTTAGAAGTGGCAAGTTAGTACCGGCAGTTAGATCCTCCGTTTTACGGATCCTTTTTGATTTTCTAAAGACAAATTATTACAACCCTGAGGCGTATGTCCATGCTTGGCTCGCCGGATCTGGGGTGTCTTATCAATGGACAGCGGCAAGAACACCAGCCGACCTAGACTGTTTGCTAGGTATCAACTATCTATTGTTTAGGCAAGCTAACCCTAAGTACAAAGCGTTGAGCGATAAAGAGATCGCGTCTATGTTTAACCAAGACTTTAGAGAGCTAAACCAAAAGAACCAAAACTTCCTTGAGGCGTTTGAGCTTACCTTCTATGTAAATGTTCAATCAGATATACGAAGCATCAAGCCCTATGCCGCCTACTCCCTCATCAACGACGACTGGACGGTACAACCAGAGTTAAAGAAACCACCGATCAACCAACACTGGGATCGTAAAGTGGCACAAGATACCTCAATGGCGTCAGAGATTATTGATCGATACACCAAAGCTTTGAATGATATCCAAATGGCTCAAAACGATGTGGCACGTCGTAATGCCGAGACTGCGTTAAAATTAGCTGTGGATCAAGGAGCACACTTGTATGAAGATATTCATCAAGGTAGGAAGTATGCCTTTAGTCCATCAGGTGGAGGATACGCCGATATAAATAACTATCGTTGGCAAGCAGGTAAGTCTGCCGGAACAATTCAAGCATTAAGAAAGTTAAAAGATATAGCGTCACAAAGTAAACGGGAGTTCGAGACTCAGACCTATGGCATGGAATTGCCTGACGCAAGCACCTTGATCCGTAGGGCTATAGGCGGTCGCTAATGTGTTATCAGTGTGGAAAATGCAGTGTACAACACGAATGGAATGTTGACGACGCGATAGACGCTGTTGAGGCAATAGACCTTCACCACAGGTGATAGTGTTCGGCTATGGCCGTACTTGTATTTTTAGATGGTGTTCTACGAAATAAAAAGAACGCACCGATCCCAAATGGGATGTTGTTATACAGATCATTGAATGAAACCAATAGAGTTTTAATTTTATGTAAAGATAAAGAAAAAGATAACAACTGGCTTAAACAAAATAAAATATTTAAGCTAGATGATTTGGTAGATCAGAACCTAACTTACTTAGGAGATAACCCTGAGTATCGGCAGGTTGAATATGTACGCGGTCTAGGCCCAGTAGATTATGTGATTACAGAGAACCCAGAGCTCGCAGCGTTATTACTACAGCAAGGTATAACCGCCCTTGTATTCTTGAACCCTTTATACATAGATGACCGCTACCGTCCAGATAGCCTTACAAAGAAGTCATGGGACGAAGTAATACAGGAATTAGATAAACAAGAAGAAGCTTTACTAGAGGATCCTCGTGTCAATGGCTAAAGAGGACGCCGTCTTATGAGAATTGTTTACATGGGCGCGGAAGTTCCCAGTAACCGCGTACTGTTAGAGACCACCACAGCTAACCATGTTGGGTTTAGCTACTGGCGGGCTATGAAGCGGGGACTGCCCAAGAAGAGCGACTTTTTATTGGAAAACTATTTTTCAAAGGACACATACATTTATGTGCACCCAGGCATACCTAAGGGAACCAGATTGGATCGCCTTGACTTGGAAGTGTTTGCCGCTAAATACGAGGACTTTATAGCCACCAATATAGATCGATTGACCTACTTTACAGAGATCAGCGGTGATTTTGCCTCCAGAGAGTTCGTAGACCAACAAAGGCGCACTGCCTGGTCAGAGGTACCTCCGGGTAAGTTCTTGCCTGTATGGAGCTCTGAGACGGGATTACGGGGGCTCAAGGCGTTGACCGATACCTACCTTGATATAGCAATATCGGGGGAAGCTATTGAGCACGACAGTCAGCTAGCCAGCGCAACCAGACTACACGCAACCAAAGATGGATCCAGATTCCATGCGTTAGGGTGTGCCAAGCCAGACAACTTACGTCAAGTAAAGGTTGAGACCGCAAGCACCTTGTCATGGCTATCACCCATGATGCACGGTGAAACAATTATTTGGGACGGCACTAGGCTGGTAAGATATCCAAAGAAGATGAAAGAGCAAGCTCGCGCTCGCTACCGTCATATCTATGAGAAAGCTGGAATTGACGCCGATAAGATCTTCGAAGACGATCCCCAAGAGGTATGTCGTTTGGCTGTTTGGTCATACGAACAATTTGAAATGAAGGTAAATCGCATGACCCATGAAGATGAAGAAGAGTTCTTATATAATAAGAGCGAGGGGAGTGAAGTGGGGGAAAGTGGGGAAAAGGGGGTATCTGTACCTGATAACAAGGGGGTCCAGATGCGGAAAATTGAACCACGAAATCCAGACGAAATTGCCAATTTACCGGTATTTGGATACAAGACAACCACCGAAGTAGATGACGATGGAGTGATCCAAGAGCGGGTGTCTATTGAGACCCAAGGAGCATCACTTCGTCAGTGTGACACCTGTTTTATTGCCAGCAACTGCCCTGCTTTTAAGCCCCAATCTATGTGTGCATTCAAGCTTCCAATTGAAGTTAAGACCAAAGATCAGCTCAAAGCATTACTTAATGCAATCATTGAAATGCAGGGTCAAAGGGTCGCTTTTATGCGATTTGCTGAAGAAATGAATGGTGGATACGCTGATCCGAACCTTTCCCAAGAGATTGACCGCCTCTACAAATTGGTCGCCCAGATGCAAGAAATGGGTAGTTCAAAAGAGTTCATTCGCATGACCGTGGAGCGCCAAGGATCGGCTGGAGTTCTGTCTTCTATCTTCGGAGACAAGGCTCAAGCCCTCAAAGAGCTACCTAACGGCGGGCTAAATGAAGTCGAAACCACCGAGATAATTCGTAAATCTATAGAGGAATAGCCTTCCACTGTTACGTGATAACAGCATGTAGCAGACCATGGAACGGTATATGTCTCGAAGTAAAGCTTTAAACCAACTACGATGTAACTTTAGAAGAGAGGATCATACTTATGGCGTTATCGTTCCGTTTAACAGAAGAATTTTTGGCGGGGTATAAATCCAAAAAGGTGCCATGGGGATACCAAGATGCCGCAGGTAATTCTGTCGGTGAAGTGACCTTCCTTCGTACCTACTCCCGTTTGAAAGAAGACGGAACCAAAGAGTCATGGACTGATGTTTGCCAGCGGGTCATTGAGGGTATGTACTCCATCCAAAAGGATCATTGCAAGAGCCAGCGCCTACCATGGAATGATGCCAAAGCTCAGTCCTCAGCTAAAGAGGCGTTTGATCGATTATTTAACTTGAAGTGGACACCCCCAGGACGTGGGCTATGGGTGATGGGTACCCCATTAGTTAATGAGTACAAAAACTCCGCGGCATTGCAGAATTGCGCCTTCGCTTCAACTAGCTCCATGACCAAGAACGATCCATCCAAGCCGTTTGCTTTCCTTATGGAAGCTTCCATGCTAGGTGTGGGAGTCGGATTTGATGACAAGGGAGCAGACAAGGACTTCGTGATCTATGACCCACAACCAGACACCGATCCAATCGTCATCCCAGACACCAGAGAAGGATGGGTTGAATCAGTTAGCCTCCTCATCAATTCCTACCTACGACCAGATCAGAAGAGCCCAGTATTTGATTACAAAGAGATCCGTCCAGCGGGAACGCCAATCAAGACCTTCGGCGGTACAGCCGCGGGACACGAACCGTTAGAAAAGCTTCACAACTATATCCGTAAGATATTTAAGGGGAGATCCGGTGAAAAGCTTACTCGTAAAGATATTGCGGATATCGGCAACCTTATTGGAGTGTGCGTTGTATCTGGCAATGTTCGCCGTAGTGCTGAGCTTCTTATGGGTCGTCTTGATGATAAAGACTTCTTAAACCTAAAGAACCCTGCGGTATATCCAGAGCGCAACTCCTATGATCCAAAGGCACCCGGCTGGGCATGGATGAGCAACAACAGCGTCGAGGTTTGTGTTGGAGATGATTTCAGCAATATCATTGATGGCATCGCATTAAACGGTGAGCCTGGTGTGATTTGGATGGACGTCACCCGTAAGTATGGTCGCCTCAAAGATGCACCCAACAATAAAGATTGGCGGGCGGCTGGGTATAACCCATGTGCTGAGCAGTCATTAGAAAGCTTTGAGTGCTGTACTTTGGTAGAGACTTACCTCAACCGTCATGACTCACTAGAAGATTACAAGCGCACCTTGAAGTTTGCGTATTTGTATGCCAAGACTGTAACCCTATTGCCTACCCACTGGGAAGACACCAACGCGATTATGCAACGCAACCGTCGCATTGGAACCTCCATGTCCGGTGTAGCTAACTTTGCTGATCGTGTCGGTTGGTCTGTACTTCGTGACTGGATGGATGAAGGATACGGAGTGATCCAGCAATATGACAAAGGTTATTCAGAGTGGCTAGGTATTCGTGAGTCAATTAAAACTACAACAGTCAAGCCATCAGGAACAGTTTCTATCCTCGCAGGTGAGTCACCAGGAGTTCACTGGACACCCGGCGGTGAGTACTTCCTTCGAGCTATTAGATTTAGTAACGAAGATCCTATGCTTCCGTTATTTAAGATGGCTAACTACAGAATAGAACCAGCGTCAGAGTCACCTAAGACTACTTCCGTTGTGTTCTTCCCGATCAAGTCTGATGCTAAAAGATCAGAAAAGGACGTGTCGATCTATGAAAAGGTTTCTCTCGCGGCTACAGCTCAAAACCATTGGTCTGATAACTCAGTCTCAGTGACGGTGAGCTTTGATGCAGAGAAAGAGAGATCTGCGGTTGGAACGGTGCTCCATATGTTTGATGGTCGTCTCAAGACTATCTCTTTCTTACCTATGGGCAACGCGGTATATCCCCAGATGCCCTACACACAGATCACAGCTGAAGAGTACGAAGACTATACGATGAAGTTATTCCCGATTGACTTCTCTGGAGTCTATGCTGGCATGGCTGCCGATGCTATTGGTGAAGCTTATTGCACAACTGATGCGTGTGAGATCAAGCTAATAAAAGATAATCAGTAAAAAATAAGAGCCCCACGATGGAGGACCGTGGGGCTCTTTAATCTTAGGTGGAAAGATCCCTAAGACTCTTCTATTACGGCGCAGGTACAACTAGGGATGATAGGGTCCCATCATGATTGTCCTTGGCGGAAAGGTATCGCTTTAACGCCTCATAGGTTTCAATAAACTCTAACTCTGAAAGATCATCAGGGATGACTATTGTTTTAGTCGTCGTCGTAATCGTCGTCGTCTTGATCGTCATCTTCTTCATAGATCTCCTCATCAGGAATGTTTGGCAGGATCTTTGGATCCCACGGGCTGGTACTCACGCATCAACCTTAAATCGTACGCTACCAGTAAACAGCATTGGCTTACCCTTCTCATTGTGATTACCAGCTAAGAATGGCATGCTCTTTCGTGGTGTTGTTGCTAACAGTATTGTCTTTACCCAACGCTTTGCTGCGGAAGGATTAGACCATGCTGAAAACTCACGCATCACTATAAATTCACCTTCAAAGATCTCATACTTTGCGAGCCATGCACGGCCCTTCTCATCAATCTTGCGTAGCTCTACGCGAGCTTCTCTTTCTACTTTAGGCATTTATTTCCTCTACTTTGTAGTCCATAAGGAGACATCCGAAGTCGTCCTTAATCCATTGGTGGATCATACTCTTTGCATCGTCTATCCCAAAATCTACATCAGGATAGTCGTTTTTGTAATCACGCATGACATCCTCGACATCATACTCAATCTCGCATATTGCTTTGATCTTCATACACATACCCTCTCCTTTGTGAAAGTGGGCGGGGTTACCGCCCACTCTCTCTCCTCTTACAGCTTTACAAGTGTTACGACATTTACATGATCATAACCAAAGTGAATTGATTCTTCTTTTCCGTCTCTATCTTTGTAAAAGACTTCGAGTAGTAGTCCATCAATTCTTACGCCAGTTACCTTATCCACATCAAAACCGAGTACATTTTTAGGGTAATCAGTTACTTCTGCAATAAAGGCATCGTATCCTTCGTATAACCGATCCTCAATCTTAATAATAGTTTCATCATCATTATAGATCCGGCCATCAGGGAGCTTATCTCCCTCATGCCATAGATCGATTACATTCGGATCATTGTCCGTTTTAACCATTAGGCATCACCTCCATTCAGAAACTCTAACTCATTACTCCTGAGTAACCTTCCCGCTACTGGCGAGTAACTTAATCTTTCATACATACATCGCACGGGCGGACTTCATACTCACCATCAATAGCCCAGCCTTGAATGCCGGTCCCGTAGCAAGCTTTACAGTCGTTTATCTTCTTGGGTGGATCGGTGTCTATGCTCATTACTTGCCTCTTAGTATTGGATCCCAGCAATCAGGGCATTCTTTAACTAGGGCGATACTATCTACCTCAGCTAATGTCTCAGCATCCACCTCGATGGTGGAAGTAATGAACTTACCTTGAACGGAATGCTTGATCCCGCATTGTCGGCAGATCAGTAATACTCCCGAGCTCTTTGAGCCCATATCAGGCTCTCCCTTCCATGATCTATGTGGCTTCATCCTGCCACCTCCTTTATGCCTACCATTGCTTTTGCGCTGGCAATAGCGTCGTCGTAATCAAAGTACCCACCGCATGAGTCAATAAGTAACCACTCTTCACACTCTCCGCATGAGCACTTGGCTAACTTCTCTTGAACTACATACTTATAAACTGATCCGCGGAGGTAACGGTCGTAATACTCCACCTCTTGGCGAAGTAGGCGTTCGGCGCTTTCGAGAGTAAATCCCTCTCTTTGAATATCCTTCATTGAGCAATATATGAATCCCACCTGCCCGCCGTCCCACCTATCATGAGAATTCCCTACATACATAGAGATACCACCATGATCATAAAGTCCGAGCGGAAGGATAAGTACACCGCCGTTAGCTTCAATAGCATCACGGACTTCACTCCATGAGTCATAGTCATCCTTCTTGAAGTCGGTGCTATCACCTAGTTTGTACTTATTGTGGAAGCACACCATAGTGCCGAAGTTATCCCATTCGCGGGGATCCATAGGTTCATCATCAGACTCTACCCATGAGCGGATAGTGCCATCGTTGCTGAAGTAATACTCCTTATCATCCTTCATGCTGATACCTCCACTCCATTGTGGGTGGCGCGGGTATAGATACCGAATACCTTATAGTGCTTAATGAAGCGCTTTACTGCGGGAAGTGTTAATTCAGCATTGATCAATACCTCATTGGTATCTAGATCGATCAGCTGGGCCGGAGCCTTCTTCTTACTATTGAGCTTAGGTAGCTCTACTTCTGTAATCATTGCTTTACCTTTCCATAGAATAGCTAGATCGCGGGAATCTCCCTTTATACCTATCATTGGATATAGATATAGCTACTAGGACACACTAGCATTGGCTCTAGCTTTACTGTCAATACCCTGCCACGACACGCCGTACTCTCTCTATCTCTCTTCTCTCTCTTTGGATCAGACTCTCTCTTATCAGATAACTGCCGCGCCGACCCTATTCAAAACCTGGCCTTACACGTCGTGCTCCCGGCTTACTCCCGGCAGTAGCCTAAATCTATAAGTCTATTTGTAGACAATTGATCGATCTAGGGATCGATCAGCTCGATCTCTCTCCTGGCTGGCCCGATCTCTCTCCGGAGCTTAAATAGATAGATATATTCCCTAGAAGAAGGGGTGGGTGGGCCTTCAACACAAACAAATGGCCCGGCGCTCGCTGCGCCGGACCACTGTTGGTGAGCTGGATAGGATCAGCTCACAGATCGACCACCTCTGACCAGTGGTTGACAAGCTGATGGATCATCCCTAGGCATTCATTATCTGTATACGCATCTCCATCTGAGGCGATAATCGCGCCGATCGCGTCCAAAACGCGGCCATCGTACCCATCCGGGTAGCCGCCAGCTGGATCGACAGACATAAGCTCTTCGACCAGGTTGTTGATCTCTTCCGGGCTTAAGCTCATACGTTCACCTCAGCTTCCTGGGCCAGCTCGATGTAATGCCTGGCTAATCGATCAAACGGAGCTTGACCCCATCCACCCAGCATCTGCCGAATAATCAGGGTTGCGGGAGCCTCATGACCCCATTGGCGAGCGCATAACTCAGCTACTTGATCCACATAATCCTCCCATTCGTTGCGGAGATGATCGGCAAAGCCGACCACCTCCTCTCCATTTAACTTCGCGGTTGTAATGAGATCTCTATAAGCATCGTGGTCATTGTCCATGACCATGGTGTAGTCCTCTATGAACTGA